GAGCTTATAACACCTGAACCTAAATTAGTAAATGGTGATACTATTGTAAATGTTACGCTTCCTGATGGACTTAATCCATATTGCGGATTCACCGTGGCACTTAGACCAAATGTACTAAATATCGTTTTACCAGATGATGGTGACGCTGAAAACGGAGTAATTGTTGTGTTGGCCTTACTTACAGTTTGTGTGATTGGAGTTGATGTGCTACCAGCATTATTGGAATCACCAGAATATACTGCTGTAATTGAATGTGAACCAGCTGTTAATAATCCATAAGACGCAGTATTTACTGGTAATGTAGTTGTGGCAAATATAATGCCATCATATTTGAATGTTAATGTGCCAGTTGGACTAGAACCTGTTACGGTAGCAGTGAACGTAACAGTTTGACCATATGTTGATGATGGTAGATTAGATACCAATACTGTTAAGCTTGGAGCAGCAGTAACATTTTGAGTTAGATTTATAGATACACTTGCATTGAAGTTTGCATTACCAAGATATGTACTTGTTATCATTGTGTGAGAACCAGTTGTTAAACCTGAATAAGCATATGCTCCGCTACCACTTGTTAGTGGTATAAGACCACTGATGTTTGTTACACCATCTTTGAATTGTATATAACCATCTGGCGTACCGGTTGTAGCAGATGTTACAGTTGAGCTAAATGTTGTGAATTGATTTTTAGCAGTTGGATTAATTGAAGAGCCAATTGAGGTAGTTGTATTTGCTTTACTAACAGTTAGTATTGGTGATAGAGATGAAGTTGCTGAATTATAAATTGTATCTCCGCTATAATTTGCAGAAACAGTGTGAGTACCAGCAATTAATGCCGAAGTTGATGTTTGAGAAGAACCGGCTACTAATGTAATTGGAGCACCATAGTTAGTGCCATCAATTACGAATTGTACAGTACCAGTAGGAGTTCCCTGAGTTCCAGATGCTGTTCCGAAAAATATAACGCTATTACCATAAATAGATGGGTTAGCACTTGATGAAATTGAGAATGTTGGAGTTAATTTATTTATAGTTTCAAATACAGTATTTGATGTATCAGGAGCATATGTTGAATCACCACTATATACTGCCGTTATTGGATGATTACCTGGAAGAAATTGAGTTGGTGCTAATGCAAATTGAGCTACTCCACCACTTATTGTAATAGGCGTCCCTATATTTGCACCATTATCTTGAAATTGTACAGTACCAGTTGGCGTACCCAATGAGCCACTAACAGTAGCGGTGAATATAACACCAGTTGTGCCGTAAGGTACGGTTGGCATATTAGATGTCAATAATGTTGTTGATGCTTCGGCTGTTATTACTTGTGTAATTGGAGTAGATGTACTAGTATTATTATTTGAGTCACCGCTGTATGTTGCAGTTATAGTATAACTGCCAGTGGTTAAACTGCTAGTTGAATATGTTGCTATACCAGAACCATTTACGGTAACTGGACCACCAAGAGGTGATGCATTACTATAAAACTGTACTGTTTGAGTTACCGGGCCACCATTAGATCCTATAACGGTAGCGGTAAATGTTATACTAACACCTGCTGGTGATGTTGGAGCAGATGATATTACCGTTGTAGTCGTATTAGCTTTATTCACCACTTCGCTTATTGCATTTGACGTACTTGTTAGATAGTTTGTATCACCATTATATATTGCAGTTAAAGAATGCGGAGATCCTCCGGCAGAAAATAATGGTATATTTAATGTTGCTAACCCGGAACCATTTACAGGAACCGCGCTACCAAGAGCAGTAACACCATCATAAAATGTAATTGTACCTGTTGGTACAGTAAATGCAGATGAAACCGTTGCAGATAGTAATACTGCTGTACCGAATGTTACAGGATTTGCAGATGTTATTAGTGTTGTTGAGCTTGTTAATTTATTAACTGTCTGCATTAATACAGGAGAGGTGGATGAACTAAAATTACTATCACCAGAATACTGAGCAGTTATATTATGGCTTCCGGCAGTCAATGTAGATATTGTTGTTGAGCCTGAATTGGATGAAACTCCTGATGTTCCAATAACCATCGCGCCATCATAAAATGTAATAGTACCGGTTGCAACCCCACCAACTGGAACAGTAATTGCTGCTGAAAAAATAATACTACCACCATAATTAGATGGATTGCTATTCGAAATTAAAACAGCTATGGATGAAGCGTACTCACTTACTGTAATCAGCGCTGGAAATGACGAACTACCGCCAAATATATTATCACCACTATATTCTGCTATAACGGCGTGCATTCCTCCACTCAATACTACGGGAACAGATGTTGCCGAACCAGCAACCAGAGTTTCAGTATCTATTACATTTACACCGTCTAAAAATGTAATAGTACCCGTTGGAGTACCACCTACCCCAGTAACAGTAGAAGAAAATGTTACAGGAGTACCGAATGCTATACCAGTAGCCGACGGAGTTATTGTAGTAACAGACTGGGTCAGATTTACTATATCTACTTCCAATACATTTGACAACCCAGCTGCGAAGTTTTGATCACCTGCATAGTACACCGTCATCTCATGAACGCCAAGACCTAATACAGTAGATGACAAATTAAATGTAAATTGACCATTACTACCAAGTCTTCCAACCGAAACTGTATGTCTGCCATCTTGTAAAATAACAGTACCAGTTGGAGTTAATAGTATTCCGGGGGACAATACTAAAACATTTATTATTACAGGATCACCTAATGCTATTATTAATGTCATAATCTCCTAGCTTATAATAACAATTGATGGATCTGGGCATACAGTATTTGTTAGTGGTGGGTTAGGAACACCAAGAATATTTTGTGCCTGAATTGAGTTTACATATACTGGACTATTATTCCATCCGGCTTTTTTGAGATATACCGTTATTTCCACCTTTGTGTTTAAAGTTTGTTTTACAGGATCTTGATATAGATTTGTGAAGTTCAATGTTAACAATCCAGTAGAATAATTTATAGAAACACCGATTTTACCATCAACTATAATACCTGTTATGCATTGAGGATCAATACCATTTATCATTGGAGAAAATGATTGTACTGATGCGGCAAATCTAATTTGATTTAGATTTAATGCATTGATTCCAACTGTGGTGCAATCAGCAAATTTCATAGCTCTATATCCAAGATTTGTATATCCGGTTCCAGATACATCAGCAATAAAATCAGTTAATAAATTAACACTATGTTCAGTATCAAATGATACATTTGGTACTTCGATTAGTATTGTTGACATTTCAAAATCCATTTTCATAAAATAACCGTCAGGTCGTAAAAACTGACCGCCATCATTTACTATTAGGTTATTTGATATGAAAAAATCATTCCTACCTGGATCAAATGGCTTAGCTTCGGGAAAAACTTGAGATGTAACACCTGGAACAAAACATTTAGGATTTACATACCCTGTTTGATAGTTAAATGAGGCTGAAACTAATCTAGGATTAGAATTAACAACAACTGAGGACTGATCCCATATTAGCTGTTGCATTACACTAAATGATAGTGGGTTATATTGTAGATTTTGATTTGCAAATGCTGTATATCCATCTAAAAATACATCTGGTAGCATATGTAATGTTGTACCTCTGTTGGTAGCATTTGCCGGATAGTCATCATTTCTATCTATGTATTTTTCTAATGTTAAACGAATAGCATTAAATGATGTTCCAATTTTATTTGCAGGAGATGTTGTTGCTGGTATTGGCGCGACAGCATTAACATAATTTTCAATATAACTAATATCAGTTGCATTCAATATCATATCACCATTTATATCTGATCGCATAACTTGTAGTATTGTATCTGATGTATAATATTGTTTTTGTATAGATATATCATTATTATTTATTAGATTTATAATAGTAAATGATCCATTATTTCCTGGACTTGTCACTGAATTAGTGATAGAAAGAGTATTGGATCCAAGATTTAATATACTATTGAAGTTTGCCGAAGCACTACCAAAATTAGCTTGTGCACCATTTGATGGATTTGGAACCAATATACCATCACTACCAGACGCAATAACAGTCATCGTTGGGCTTAGTACTTGCCAATGTAAATAACCATCAGCGACAAATAGTTCTGTTTGCTGAATATATTGACTATAACTTGGTATTACATTTAAATTAGCAACTTCTAATTGTTGAGCTAAGATTAAATCATTATTATCAACAACACCATCACCATTTATATCTCCATATATCATAGAAATTAATTCAGCTTTTGATATTCTGTAATATAGCGACGGATTAGATACATTTGGTATTATCTTCGCACCATTCAACGATCCATTTACTAATAGTGATACTAACTCTATTATATTTTGATCATATCTATATCCATCAGTTGGATCCGTAATTACTTTAATTACTATTTGATTACCAACCATTCCAAACTCATGAAACGCAGCGGTGGTCGTAGAAACGAATGCATTATATGATTTTATATTTTGATCTGATATTGTACCTAATATTAACGGTGATGAAACATTTTGTATGTTCGCTAACCCTGTTGCATTTAACAATGTAATCGATGGTACGAGCTGTTGCTCAGTAAATACCGGCTCACCAGTTCGTTCGCTTTGTACTGGATCACTATCCTTTGTAATAGCCTGAAATAATGCATAGTATAAATCATTTCTAACAAACTGAATATCATTTAATACATAATCAACTGTAAGCCCGGTTGTTGGATCTATTTGTGTTTTTGGAACGAATGCTCCATTACCGGAATCATACGCTTGACCATCAGATACCTTTGCAGCATCAGTCCATACCTGAAACCATAATGACTGTTCTGGCACATCCACCCAAACACTTCCATTAAATAATGTTTCTCGTGTATTTGTGGCACTATTACTACCAACTGCAAACTGCACTTGGCAAGTATCAGCCGAACCTGCTCTTTTTACTGTAACAGCATAATAACTACCGGCTTGTAAAACTAATCCAGAACCAACAGGCGTATTACTAAATATGAAATCAACTGGTTGTGGTACAGTATTTAGTTGTATTCCAGACGCCAATAATGTTGAATAATTTACGCTTAATTGAGCTATTGGGATATTAGATGGATCATAATCTATTGCTAATTGTGGTACAATGTCTGTTGGGCAAGAAACCGTAGATTGTAATTGATACAAACTAATCAATAGATCACCGGTCCATATTAAATTACTTGGCGTAGTATTATTTATTACAGAAAGAAGAAGTGTAATTTTTTGTATATTATTTGTAGTTACTAAAAACTTTTGTGCCACCTGTGAGCTTACATCATTTTCGACTATACTAGCATATGTTAGCGGCGCAATATTGATATTTAAATTGTCTATATTATAACTTGGCAATGCTGACATTAAAGTTTTTGCCAATGTAGTATTAGTACTAACGAAAAAATCTCTAAAAAACAAATTGGGCTCGATATCTTGCGATATCATTATACAGTCTCTTGATAGAGTTAGTGGATTAGCTTCTTTGATTGTTATTCTACCACCAAGATTTAGTGATTGAACGGCGGCTCCAATAAAATCATTAAACAGTAATGTTAATATAGTTCTATAATGTTTTGAACTTAACTGTATTTCGTTTCTATCAAAAGTAAATCTGTCATATTGTAAATTATTTTGAAAATCTAGTCCTATAACTAATACTTTAACAGTTCTATTTCCGGATGCCTGAGAATCAGATAGCTCTATTGCTAACTGATTACCATTATTACTATCTGATGGTTGAAATTGAATATTTATAGGCTTTCCATCTAACAACCCATTAGCCGATTCTGAATCAAATAATACTCGCTGAATGAGCGAGTCTGGCAGAACGCCAGACCCAAAATGATTATTTATTATACCTGATTGTATAATATTATCATGAGTTTGCTCCAATGTTAGATTGGAATTATCGACATTTTGAGTATCGAAAAAAAGATTTTGAGGAGCTGAAACTGGTACTCGCATTATATATTCCTATCTAATATGCTGAATAATTAGAAGTAGTTGATATACACCTGACTATTAGCTGGCTTCAAAATATTAATCAGTTCTTCTAATACTTGCTTCACGACAATATTATCTGCTAATATATCAAAAGTATCATAAACATTAATTGTAAAATCACTTAATCCTGTCATACTATTTTTTAGTGTGGCAAAATTAGTATTTTTAGTAATCAATGTATCAAAATCTAATAATAGTGTTGTATACAAATCTGGCGTTACAGGGAATATTATATTGGTATTTGTGCTATAATTTACATCTAATGACTCGCCAAATGGCATAAATAATGGCCAAGAGATATTGCTAATACGAAGATTATCTATCAACGCATAGGCTCCATTTACTCTGGAAAAATCCGATCCAATGAACAACTCATTTATTGAGTCTTTAAACACTATACTTGCTTGCATCGTATTTGGACCTGAGGATGATGATCCAAAAACTTGATTTTGACCGAAGAGTAATCCGTTACCAAATAATGTATTACTTCGCTCATAACCATCAACAAAAAATCTAATTTCATCTGATCCAAGACCAGTATTTATTATATAAGTTGCCTTAAGACGATGCCAGGTTCCTTTTGACCATAACGCAGGACTCCTAATCTGATAGTCAATACCTGAGGCTCTAACATTGAATGTCACATAACCAGCTGGATCTTTAAAAATAGATATTCTGTCTCCATTTGTTCCTGTTGGTACGTAATTAACAACTACTGGAGTTTGTTGATTAGGCAGTGGTCGATTTAGATATATAGTTTGCATATCTGGTGCAATTACTCCACCAGCAAAATAGTCTACGCTTTGACTACCTATTTGAAGTTTTACATTTTGTATTTGAGATATTCTTCCAGATACCTTTACAGTAGCATTGTTAATACTGATTATTTTTTCACTAACGATAGAAGAGGCATCAAAATAAAATCTGTAGTTTGGATCATTGCTTGTATCATACATAGGATTAACCCAAAACTCGATAGTTCCTTGCTGTTTTGTCAATATACCAGTGTTATTTATTACCAATGGAGTATTAGTTATGGCTATACTTTTACCAAAATTATCATTCACGCTTATAGAAGATTGAATAAATTGATTTGATGCTGTAGTGTAAATTGATGAGTCATTGGTGAATGGGAAGGTATCAAAATGAAGTAGCATCAATGTATTTTGTGTTGGCTTCAATGCCTTGATTGAATTAAAATCTTTTGTGATCGTTTCTTGGTTAGCCCCAACCATTTCACCGACCCTTACATCTGTAAGCTTTTCTGATACAATCATTAGCTCATCGATTGTTCCATTAAATATATTATTACCAGTAAAATCAGTACCAACATATGAGTACAGATTTCCTGTATTTATTGGAACAGACAGGTATGTATAATACTCAAAATTATATGATCCTTGAACCAGATTATACGGTTGACCCGGCGTTGATAGATTTTCTAGTATAAAAAATCCGTTTTGAAGACCGCTTCTATATGTTGTAACAGTTAGTATCTCATATATTCCATCAGAAACAATTGGAGATGACAATGATGGGGATATCATTGCGCTTGAGTGATCCGCTGATACCGATAGTATTTGATACTGCCCAGCATTTATTGCTGGATATGTAATCATCAAATAGTTTCCAACACTTTGTGAAGAAAAGAATCCGTTTTCATCGGAAACTGTATTACCACTACCGGTAAGCGTATTACCAGCAGCTGTTTGGTAGCTATACCTTATAGTTGGAACAACGGTACTATTTTCTGCGACAGTTATAGGGTTAGCTTCTTGTATTGAAATTACAACACAGTTTTTAGTTGGATCAATTGGCTTACAAGTTACTACAGCATAGTCAACTGAAATAAATTGTGATACTGTTAATTGTGTTCCGTTTGCACTAAAAGTCAAAACTTCTGGTGATGATGTATTATTTGTACCATAAATTGAAACCGTTACGGGGCTTGAATAATCTACATTCGTACCAGAAACATATACAGATAGCGTTCTACCATTATCAGATATTGATGGCTGGTCCATTACTATATTATTAGATGTGAATACACCGCCACCTAGCATTGAGTTGCTTGGACCAATATTAATTGTATCCAATAAGATATGTGTAATTTTAACATCTGAGAGTAAAATTGGAGATGGTAATTTTGTTTTTATTATATTAGAAGCATTACCCCATACATAATATTTATGATTGATCAATCTATGATTTAATCCAAGAGTTTCTATTAAAACTATATCATTTGGCAATGCTTTATCTAATATAGTTAATGTAATAGTATCATTTGAATTTCTCGTTATACTATATGCTGGATGCAATGCTCGTACACCAGGTATTTCCTGAGCTGCATTTGAATATATAAAAAATGCAGCGGAAGAATAATTTACTGGCATTTTAGAATTAAGAGTAAGGTTATTACCATTGACAGCTAAAATAATATAACTTTCAGCAAATCCGCTTTCAGCAATTCTGATTATGTATCCTGGTAAAATATTTTTTATTGAAAAATTAAATGAAGCTGATGTTACTATGTTATAACCATCTGTTACCTGTAAGTCATTTCCATTTAATAATGAATGTAATAATGATACAGATATATTTGGATATAAATCTATTTCAGTTAATACATTGAAAGAAGTTTTATTTACTGAGAAATATCCACCAGTCATAGACAACGGCATAACCGACGCTAATGTAAGTGTGTTTCCGTTGACATTTACTATGGAATAACCCGATTGAGAAAAACCTGGTTCTTCGATATAAATTATTCCACCATTTACAACCCCATATGCACTAAAATTTAATGACGATGTTACAATATTCGATCCAATAGTTGTTACCAAATCTATTGATGAAACTATTGCAGAATTAATTACCCCAACAATTTCTTCTGGATCAACTGTTCTGAATTTTTCATGTAGATATGGTGCTATGTTACTACCATATTTTATTATATTTGGTACTTCCTTACCATCAACAAATAAATGCAACTCATCTCTACTATTTTTTGTATTTAGTGACCAAGACGCCGCAATATGATGTTTCTGTCCAGCCTTCCAACTAGAAATATCAGTATCCACTGTTGAATTTCTACCGTCCTTATCAAAAACTCTAAAATTTAGATATCCGCTTTCATCCTTATATATAGAGAATCTATTATGATTTTGATCTTTACCAAAATCAAAAACATAATGATTATAATCAGCTACAAATGTTATACCTTGATTTACATTACTAATTCCAGAAATACTATATGATATATTATTTGTACCACTAAATATCCTATCAGAAGATAGTTGATTGTTTCTTGTTGGTTTTACATTATAAAATGTTCCATCTGTTTTTACTGAAATTTGATAGTTTTTTATTCCATAACCATCTGCGTACCCATCTAAAACATCGAAATACCACCTACTAAAATTAGTATATGGATCATTTGCACAATATATAAAAACACCATCTTTACTTTTATTTGGAATCCCCAATGTATTACTATTTTTAGTAATAGTAAATGAAGCATAGCCATCAAAAACCGGATGATAGGCAGATGGTCCAATGAATACATTTTGTGGTAGAACAGGCTGACCATTTTTAGTTATTGTAAAATGTAGCACTGATTGATTATCAATGCCATCCCAGTTTGGTATAACCCAACACTCAAAAGATCCTTGCTCTAATCTCAAATTAGAAACTGTTGGAAATTTAATGACTTGACCAGGCGTGTTCATAAGAACACCGTTATCATATTTCGCTTGTACTAATGAAAAGGAACCATTTGTTGTTATTGGTTGTGGATTGAGTAGATCACTTCCAAGTGACCAGTTTTGGAATGCAGATTCTATTATTTGTGGGGGTGCATGAACGATTGTTTCAACCAAATTGCTCATAGAAGTAATTGTTGGTCCCTCAGGAAAAGAACTCATTGCCGCTATCAACGCGTCTCTGTATCTTTCTCTCTCAAATGAAACATCTAAACTATTTAGGATAGGTATATTTATTAGCGTTCCGAAATTTTTAAGTAATGCGTCCCGTAATGCACCAACTTTATAGCTAACATAATATGTATCACCTTGACTCAATGCCATTGATTTGCTAAAATCTAATACATTATCACCATACTCGTAGCTAATAATTATTTCATCAGCTAAATATGTATAGTCTATATAATATCCGCCTTTATCATAATCTATAACTACTCGATAGAGATTATTTATTGTATAAGAATACGAAAGTTGTATTGCATCACCAGCATTTGGTGAATTAATATTTGGCAATATCAATTTAAGTGGATTACCAAAAACTAGCGTACCAGAATTATTCCATAATGTGGCGTTATCTGAGAGTCTTGTTATCTGAATATTTAATGTAATATTTGGAGACAAATATAATAAAGAAGTGTTTGCTAAAATATAATAATTAGTTCCATCAAATTGTACTGAATGATACTCAGTAAATGGTAATGAAGATACGGTTATATTTTTACCATTAAAAGTTGTAGCTTGTGAAAAATTAATCGGATTTATATTATTCAACAAGTCTTCATATTCATATAATCCTCTTACATATCCAATATAACTGGATACTCCGGGAGAAAATACAGTATTTATAAATGTTCCAACTTGATTGTTATATATTTGATATGGATATTCAGGATTTCCATTTAAAAATCCTTCATTCGCAACATCGAATGTTGATGGTAATATACTACCATCACTAAAATTTGTATATGAAAATTGTTTTGTTTTTTGATTTAAAATATTTAGCTGGTAATAGATATCATCAACTGAAATTAGATGCGGATTTGTTGGAGATATGTATCCTCGTTTATATGATATAAATCCAACTGAATATGATTGCCCAATTGGAACATAACACCATACTACCCCGTTAACATAATCAATTTGGTAATCACCTATATTTTGAAGTCTAGCTATATTTTGTGTGTTTGTTGACGAATTATCAAAATATACTTCTTGTTGAAATGTACTAGTGTTTGAAAATGATACACTTGTATTGAATGATGATCCTATTTCATCCTGTGAAGTAGAAATAATATTGTTATTATTTAGAAAAAATTGAAATATCTCACCACCAGCTAACGTCATTACTGCTGCAACAGATAGCGTCTCATTTACAATATTTTGAAATGTTGCTCGTTCTCCTGTCGTACTAACAATATTAGGAGCTTTGATATAGCTAAAAAATATTTGATTGTCAGTCCATCTGAGTATACTGTATACTTCACCGGTTGTTTGATTGAATATTCTAAATACATCTGTAACTGGAAAATTTAATGGCTGGATAGTATTTGTTGCAATTAATCTATTATCTACATATTCACTCAATACTTCTATATGAGAGGCTACAACATAATCTATTCCTTGTGCCAATACTTGTTCATAATTAAATATTACATTAGCAGACGAACCAGTTAGACTTCCATTAGGTAATGCAACTAACTCGAAACTATCTGAATCATATACATAATCTATCTGAGATTTAAAAACATATCTATAACTGTATGTAGCTAATGGAGGATACGCGCCCGTTCCTGTTTTATTATTATCTTGTCCATACACATACACATTACCAGTATTGTAATCAACTGAATATTCGCCTACTTGTGATGGTAAGTAATCAAATCTAAATGGTATTTCATATAGAAATGCAGGGTGCGGAGTACCAGATCCTGGAAATGCGTTAGGATCTATAAATACCACATCACCAATAGTTCCTATAGCATCTGAGCCTGTTACTATTGGAGCATGCATTAGTGTAAAAGTATTTTCTAATGGTGGAACAATTTCACGACCAGATGATATTACCGTATCAATAACTAATGATGATGGATCTAAAACTTTTCCAGTATCTCTATACTGGTATGTAACCTGAATGTATGCAAGATTTTCTATTGAAAAATTAGGATCATTAAATACTTCTTGATTCAATTTTAATTGATTATCAGCAAGTAATACATAAGTAAATGCGTTATCAGGATCATATGTCGAATCTAATATCTGATATCCATATGTTGGTATATCATAATTATATAGTGGCATTGATGAATTATATACAAACACTACACTATTTAATACTATTACAAATCGTTCAGTAGAATTAATTGTAAAAGTATCCATATTAAATGAACCGGATTTATCAGCATAAACCACTGGTAAACTCTCTGTGTAATTTGCAGATTGTAATGATACAGGATATGATGGAAATGTTGATATTGATGTTATATTTTGTACTGGATCATTAGTTGGGTTCATGCCAACTCTTAGTATTTCATATGCGCTTTCCTCATTCAGTCTATCGTATGGTCCAGTGCCTCTCGTTTTTGACTCATCAATTATGGTAGTACTTAAGTAATTTTCATTTTTTGACTGTCGCACAGCATACAATGATTGCGATAGTACAGAAGATAGTCCTTTGATGTAATTCGATATTATCGAAGGGCTATCTAAATCATAAACATTATTTCGTAAAAAATTGTTTAGATATATTAGCACAGGATTACCAGCATCCAGTGGACCTAATATTAATTGTCTATTCGTTACACCGTCATTCAAAATGAATGCATCGCCATTAAGTGAATTGAATGGCACTTGGCTGGTTGATTGAAAAATTATATAATATGCGGCTTGTGGAACTAATGGCTGCGTGGTAATATTTAATGTATTACCTAATACACTAACAATTAATACAGATGAGTCAGAAACTCCGGGAGTTTGTGAACTTATTGTAATATTTGATGTATCTATATTTTCATTTAAATTTTCTGAAAATTTAGCAGTAATAGTAGTACTAGTTACTACCGATACAGTTATGATTCTTAAGTTAGCCACTTGTAATACTTTCTTGTGCTACCGTTACAGTGTTAGCAACAAAATACTGATTTTGTTGAGCGGTTATAGTCAACACTTGCCCTGCTTGCCCATCAACATTGAAATATACTATTCTAACTCGCTCAACACCGCTTACTGCTTGTGCAGCTGCAATTAATGTTGATGCGTTTAATACATCACCTAGCTTTCCGGTATTAATTGTTGTAGTAACTGCATTTTTTACATTCTGAATTACTATTGCAGCTGAGTTGGTTGAATTTGAATTTACTACTATATTTAGTGTTGCATCTATTAGTAATTCTTGAGCCTCCTTGACTAAAACATCCGCTGTTATTGGTCTAGCTCCTTCAACCGTAAATGTTGTTGTGCTTATTAGTGAGTTATAGTTATACTGAATTAAAATTCTTTCGTTTTGCTTTGGAGCTAAGTAATCATATACAGCTGTGTACCTTGAGCCGGTTGCCGGTTGAGTAAAAAATGATACAGTAAATCTAGCAGATTGTGACGAATTAAATCCGCTTGATGCATAAAATCTATCTAAGAACGCAAACTTTTTATTAGTGAACAGCGTACCATTTTTTGAGAAATATACATTTTCTGAATCATTATCTGTTGCATAATAAAAAGTAACCTGTAATGCATCACCAATTACTGGTGCATTAGCTAGATTATTGCTTGTTGATGGTAATGTAAATTCTGTATTTTGTAATGTTGTATCATTAATCATTTCATTTGCATACAATATATTATTACTAATACTTGTACCGAATACATCGTATGTTGCTGCGGTGCTTAATACTTGATTACCAGTTGTAATATTTACTTTTTCTACACTAACTACTCTAACAATATAAGTATTTGATGGTATCGTAGAATTAGATGTAAGTCCTAAAAATGTTTTAAAAGCACTTAGAGCATTTTGTTTTAATCCATTATTTATAGCAGTGAATATAACGCTTGCAACCTGGGTAACTGTTGTTCCGCTTGCAGTTATAACACCCTGGTTAGATATTTGATCTGTGACTGTTATAGATAGCTTAGTTGGTGACTGATGCAAATTTTTATTTGAAAATAGCATTACAACCACTGCATCACCTTGAGAGGCAACAGCATTTGCTGGTAAATTTAAAATATTATTTACCGGATCAATTATACCAGAAGTTGTCCATAAATCCTTACCATCCGCAATTCTAATTACACTTATTTGATTCACTGCTAGATTAGCTACTGCTAATTGTATTGTTATTAAATTACTTGAAGAACTAAATGATGTTATATTATATGTTCCTTTATTATTTACATTAGATGTATTAATTAGTCTTATCGACTTACCTAATAAATCATCTACTGATGAAAAACTAAATAATATACTTGAAAAAGTTGCAACCGTAGAATTGGCGTTTACAGACTGTATATATCCATCTGTACCAGATGCTATTGCTATACCGGTCGTATTATCAATTATATTAAAAGTTATATTATTTTCAACAATAAAATTATGTATTGGTACATAATAATTATTATTAGTGAAATTGAATAATAAGTTCTGAAAATCGTTTTTTAGTATTGTGTTGTTGTATGTAAATGGTTGAAATCTTCTTATATCATCTGCAAAATATAACACAAGAACATTATCACCAATATTTGGCGAGTTAAATCCAGAAAAAATCAACTGATATGCAGTACCTGTATTTACAACAGTACCTGGAAAATCAGCATTCCATATTTCTTTACCTGACACTAAATCTATTACTGATACTACTTGTGATTGTAATAATGAGAAATCAGAAGAAGGTATACTCAATGTAATATAATTTTGGGAAAGACCGTTGACCTGAATAGTTTGATTTTCTTTTTTAATTACATTTGATTTTATAGTATTGGTTGCGCCAGTGCTGGTATTTAGTAAAAATCCATTACCAGATCTACTAACTGGTAATCCAGTTATACCAACAGACATTAAATCTGGTACCGCAGCTAGATATGTAACATCCAAATATACAGATTGAGTTGTTGTTGGAACATTTCCAACTGGAACAGTTATTTGATTGGATGAAAAACTTCCGGTTGAATTAGTGGCATTAAATGCATCTTGTTGATTATATGTAATTGATATCAAGCTACCAAGTACTGCTGTTGTGTCTGTTGGCAAAATTACAATAACGCTATACTTAAGTTCTATACCAACTACGATGCTATTATTAATAATAATTCCATCGCCTTCTGCAGTATTGTATACTTCTTCATTGGAATCAGCCAATCTAATATCTTCTATGGAGCTAATTGGGTTATCTATGGGAGATAGAACTACCTGCAATCTTGTTGGAAAATTCGGCACAGTACTAGCTACAACAGTACCACGCGTAAAACTAAAATAATCAGCACTTATTATTGTAGATACCGGATGTTTTACCGTCCCAACATAAAAATTATTAGTGGCATTCATAGAAAATAAAACCCGTTCATCTCTAATAACATTAGACATATCCCAATCAACGCTATCAGTTATTGGTCGAGGATTATTTTTTAAGAATTTACCATCATAATCGCTGTATGGATCATAGCTAACTATCCAGGTATAATCAACTTGAAGGATATTACTTGATGCCGGTAATGTATTACCAGTAATTTGTATTCTGCCAGTTGTATTAGTGCTTCCAGTATTGTCTAAGTTCTGATTAGTGATTTGATATGTTTCACCAGTATTCACATTGAATACCCTGGTTACATTTGTAGCTGGAGTGTGTAATAGTTGAATTATAGAATTATCACTTGTTGATACATTACTATTTTCACTAACTATAGATATACTCTGTTGTACTTCTGATATATCAATAACATCCGAATATGTTGTAGCATCTTGTCCGTTAAATTTTGACTTGATTCTATCTTCTTGAAATAACGATATCTTATTTGATATCCAGTGAAATTTATCGAATCCCCATGGACTGCCAGCATATACTCCAGTATCTTTTATTAGCTCATAGTTTCCAGACACTCTTCCAAGACTATCTGTAGTTTTTGGAATAAAATTACCGCCACTAAGCGTTCCTGTAACTTGTAAAATTGCCTCTACAGGTTGAGCCGGTAATGTACCATTTGCGATATCGTCAATTCTTTTTTGAGTAACTGTTTTATTAACATCTGCTGGAATTTGACCTAAAACAATTATATTAGCAGTACTAGTTGGATCATTGTTATTACTCTGATCTATATAGATATATGTATCCGTAAATTGAGTCAATATACTTCCAAGCAATAAGATATCTACTTTTCCGCCAGTTCCTTCTGATATTATCGTATAACTACCATCTGAATTTTTTACTACCTGCGTTCCATCTCTTGTCATTAGTGGATTACCAGGACCAATTACCACTGCGTCTTCAACGGCTGAATTTGACTCTACGAGATTTTTGTATCCGAGGGCTGTGCCTATATTAGAACCACTAAATACTGCTAATACTCTATTCCTAAATGTTGCATCGTTTTCTTGATCCACACCACCAGTGAATGGAAATGTGTTCGTAACATTTGATACACCAGCAATAGCCGTTTGATTTAATGAATATTGTGATACATTTCCGGCACTACCAGCAGTAGTTGCCTGTACCGATACTTCTACCGCATATTGATCTGTTATATTCAAAAAACTCAATGCACTTTGATATTTAGTAGCGATAGATTTATAAAAATTAGCATTTGCTGGATCTACGCTTGTACCATTCAATACAACGAATGTAGAGCCGCTCGTAGAAGTTATTAATGAATTAACATTGATGGCAATGATAGCTGGGATAGAACTAAATGTCAATAATGCCGTACCAGAAGATTTGGTTGCTACTTTTCTTGTGACACCATAGTTTTGTGCTAATTTATCAAGGTCACTACCGGATACAAGTCTTAATGACTGAAGATTAGATATCTTACCAAGTTCATCATATAACAATGCAATCTGTGATGCCGGAGCATCTACAATCAGATCTCTAGCGACCGTTCCCGGCTTTAAATCCAAATTTGGCTGAGCTGTATTAAAAAAGTCTATTAGACTTAATATAATATCATTAGTTGATCTGATCGTTACCATTATGTAGCCTTAAATATTACTTATTGGAGTTTGAAATGTCGCGCTTACTTTACCAAATGCTCTGCTCAATACATTTATAGTCGTTATATACCAGCGCGGATCATATGGACTTTGCGTTATTGATATATTTTTAATAAATGCGATTTGTTCATCTGGTGAAACTGATTGACCAGACTGAACTTGTAAGTTTTGTAGTTTTTTCAAATTTTGAACCGCATTTTCTAGTTGAGTTTGCGCAACTGATAGTAATATATCACTATTTAGAACAGATCCTATTAAAGACTTAGACATTAGTGTTCCATACCAAGGATTTAATACGTTCGCACCAGCCTCTGTTAAGGCTATTTTGAGCAAATCTTGCACCAATTTATCGTTTCCTTGAACCGTAGCAAAATCAGAATTTGAAATAACTAAATCACCATTAAGTATTTTTAGATCAAAAGACATAGTTTCACCTACTAAATATGCCAAATTATTATTATTGAAGCAAAAATAGCCTATGGAGCAATTACAACTGTTCCATTATTGACATTATCATAGTATTTTTGTATAAATTGGTAAATATTTAGCAGTGTGCTTTCAAATGATGCTAATGCTGTCACTACATCTGGTACATTTTGCTGATCTTGTGCTGGCAGGTTCGTATTACCTATATCACCAATATTTATATCTTTTCTATAATCTCTAATTCTTTGGAGTGCTCTAGTATCAATCAATCCTAATAATGCTAATGGATCCATAATCCATAATGCTGCTTGCATTGCAATCATATCTATTAATCCAAGTCCACTGAACTCACCCATTATTATTTCAATATTTTTTAAAAAATTTATACCATCATTACCTAACTTATTTCTTTTTTCATTTAATAAATCTAGATTTTGTTGATATGATTTAGCAATATTTTTATTTATAGAAAATACTGAATCATCTAGATTAGAAAATACAAAATCCCCCACATCAGGAACTCCATTAAGCCCAGTATCAAATTGTAAATCATTTAATATTTGTTTTTGTGTTCGTGTAATTATTTCATTTTCTAATAATCGATTATTAAGATCATTAGCAATCGGTACATTTACCGTACCACCATTTTCTATTCCACCAATAGGATTGGGCATTGGTTGAAAATTCATTGCTTGTCTAATTTTTTGTATTTCATTAATTGATTCAATTAATTTATCTACTACAATTTGCATAATTTTAACATAATCACTAAATATTTTTACCTCTGAACTATACAATTGTCCTAATGGATCGGCTACTGCTGCAACTAAATCCTGATCCGTTTGTGATGGGTCATCAGTTATACTTTGAAAAATAGCAGTAATGACATCATTACCTTGATCTAGAGTAAGATTTTTATTATTAAATCTTGTTGTTATTACTTTTTCAATATACGGTCTTTTTAGGTTATCAGTAGAACCTGTTGCAGAACCAAATACCTTAGTTTGTGTTTTATCTTTTAAAAATGGGGCACAAATCCTATTCACTATTGGTCTAACCGATGAGTCTATTCTTGGATCAACTATAAATGGTTTTATTGGATGTCTAGTAACCAAAATAGATGGAGTAATTGCGAAAACTTTATTCAATTCCTGAACTCTTTCATCAATCGATTGGTTTTTATTTGGATCATCAACTAATGGGGCAGTGCTTCCAAGCTGTCGCTCAAACGATCTTATAAATAATGAGCCGAGAGTTATTTGTTGGGCTTGAGTTCCACCGCCAGAAAATATGGTATTAAAATATAACTGTACTTGCTGTTCCCTATACGCAAATTGTGATTTTAAAGCTAAATTGTCTATTACACTACTTGCTATTTTCTGATATGCTGCGGTGGCAGTTTTATCTAAATTTAGATTAGGATCATACCCTGGACTATAAAAATTACTACTATCGGCAACAACAGGGAATCCTAACATACGATAGAACGCATGACATCTTGATTCCTGATATTGAGGCGTATTTAGTTCCTGTGAGTTAGGAACTAATGCATTAAAATGACTGCGTAATGCGTCAACTGGTGAAATGAAATTATTGTATAATGTATCAAAATCAATGTTCAATATATCTTGATTATTTTGATATTGAGATTGAGAATTATCTTCTGATGAATTATTATTATAGTAGTTATTATTTGAGCTATTATCCATTATCTGGCTCCACTATCATTAGACTCATCTCTGGAAACATCTCCAGAATCTCGTCTTGGTATTCCTCCATCTGTACTTGAGGAACCAGATGAGGATATAGTTGGTGAATATACAAATGTATAGTCTAACTCTGTTACTGCAACGGATGGCGTTTGAGTAATATCTGATGGATTAGATAGAATGCTTATATAGTTATTATTAAAAGAAACTTTAATGGTTCCATTTCCTGGAATATCACTTAATATTTCTGCTGTAAATAGTTGATACCCATCATAGGAAAATGAGCTAATAGTTCCTAATGAAATATTAGCATTCAATTGTGCCGCTATTGATTCAGCTACTTGTGGAGATAGATTATTCGTTAACGGCTGAGACGAGCTTTCATTGATATTTACAGATACGGTTATCGGTTGTGTAATAAATTGTATGACTGGACTTAAACTAAATGAGCTAGTATATTGATCATAAGATGCAGGAATAACTGCAGCCAGTGAACTATTGGTCTGTTGTTGCAGATTATTTAACAACCCAAGAACTGTTGCCTGAAATGCATTTGTTGATTCAATAGAAACGCTTTGTCTATACAATGTTATAGCATTTGTAATGGCATCTTGGGTTCCACCAACATCAGGAAGTACAATATTAGCAAGAGCAGCCGCATTGCCATTGAACTGAGCACCAATTGTATTGTTAATGAAGTCTTTATTTAACGCTACTTCTGGAATACACCCAAGAGTTATTAGGCTTTCTCCAACTAAAACTTCATGATTAATTGTAAAAGTATATTCTACATCTGAAAATAAGTATCCATCATTAGGGTAATATACTTCTCCATTTGCTGGTATACCTATTGGCTTTTGATGAATAAAAGTATTTAGCGGGGTCGTTCTACCATGGGCATCTAATACTGGTGCTCCATTATCCTCAGTAATAACCCCACCGACTAAATTGAGTGTACCATTAAACGGAGCAACGTAATCATTATTATATGATGATACTCCAACCGTTGGAGGACTTTGCACAATAGCATTAGCTATTTTCATATACCTTGGACCTTTTGGATCCGTTGGATTAAATGCAAAATCAGCAGGATTATAAAAAAATCTGAAACTGATTACATATGGCGTTGACGGAGGCGAAGTAGTAGTTGTATAATTAGTACCACCAGGGAAAAACACTTTTGTATTAGATGGAGTTAAGTCGTATGGTGAAGTTATATTAATAAATGCTTGATGCGTTGATAGAGATGCATCATAGAATTGCCAGCTTTCTGATCTTATTGATGATATTATTGGTGGGAAGGATGCAGGTAATTCTAATCCAGAATCTATACCAACTTCATTATAATATAAGAAAGATCCTGTACCTTTAATATCACTATTATCTTTAATAAATCCTGGACATACATCAGGAGTGCAACAGGAACTGGGATTACCACCACTTGAACTACATGGAGGTATTCTAAAACCTAAACTTAGAATTGCTTTTATGATTTGTATTATAATAGTAAATACACCAAAAATTACAAATAGATTTTGTAGTGAACATAATAAATCACCAATTTTTTTGGTTATACCTATGATACTATCATTGTCTAACCTTTGAGCTGCTTTTCCTAACAAATTCAAATTAAAAATTATTACCTCAATCATTCCAGCTATACGAGTTATCAAATATTCTATTAAAGATAGAATCAACAATAATAATGATATTATCATAATTGGTATTGCAAATGCTGGAAAAATTGAAAGAAACTCCGGTATGCAATTACGAAATAAATTACTTATTGCACCACCAAGTGTAAACGGATTGAGTAATGAACACAATACTTCAATTATACATAGAATTAAATTTAATACTGGAAGAAAAAATTTATACAACATTAAAAATGGAGAGAACTTTTGTAATAAATCATTTACGGCACCATAAACATCAATAATAACATTTGGTTCCATTTTAGGTTTTAGCGTGCCTGGTGGCAATATAAAACTTATTTGATTAAATATGGATGTTAAATCTTCTACTGGTGAGGGAGCGAATGGAATATTATATGACGGCAATGCAACGGAAAATCCACTGCTACCAGGGAATGTCCCAGCATTGGGGGCGACAACATTAGATTCTGGTAGTGGGGTACATGGCATTTAACTATCCTTCATTATTATATATCATTGATTTTATATTATTAAAACTATCTGATTGGTCCTGCACCAGGATCTTTTACTACTAATCTTCCGTTGAGTATTAAATTATCACTATCAAACTCCATAGAGGCAGTACTACGAAATAACATTTTACTAGCATAATAAGTTATGCTGCCAGGAGTGGTAACCGAAAGACCATTATCATCAATCCTAAATATTGTCATTTCCTTTTGTGAATTAAATACCCTTATATCCACAACCCCGGCTACCCATCCAGTATTTGAGTTTTTAAATCGTTCAGTTTCCGCTGGTACAGTATCCCCACCAACTTGAATCAATACCTCTCCATCCATATTAGCTGCTACGCTAACATTTCTCAAATCCCTTCCGACATTAGCAACAATTCCGCCTTGTGTATCTAACCACAATGACTGACGGTCAACTGTATTTGCACCAACATTAATTTCTATTGATCCATCAAAATTTAAACTTCCACTCCTACCACCAGCATTAGCATTTTGACCATTCACTGTTATTTTAGTACTAACTATTGTCTGTAATGGAACAACTAAATCTAAAAATGTAGTTGGGACATATTCAACCGGTGTATAAAAACTATTAATTTGTAATGTGCTGCAAGTCTCATTTATATTATGATACACTGTACCGTGCTGAACATATGTTGGAGAATTTTTATTTGAGAACCTGTCTATTGGACCAAATGAATTACCTGTCTCATCTATCAATGATATAGCTGGAGAATTAATGAATGATTCTGGTAAAATATCTTTATATAAACTATTAAAAACTATATCATTAGTGTTATTAGATTCTGTGTTTGGTGATACAGTTGAGTAATTTTCATATCTTATATTTAATGGAATATTTCCTGTTTCACTCGAAGCAGGAACATTTAATTTAAGTTGCCCCTCCTTATCCACATCCATAAAAAATCTGCTACGAGCACGAGCATAATTATCTTTATTATTTACATTGGGAGGTCCAGATCCAGTTGTTTCTTTTCTGGAGTTTATTTCAAAATGAAATGCAAGACTCTTACGCTCTTGTCTTTTTATTTGCTCATATACATTTTTAAAAGTGTCTTGTTCGCTAGCAGTAGATTTTATATTGAATGAAGATAGCTTATCTTTTCCTAATGGAATAATATCTCTATTTAAATCTATTACATTACCATAGATATCTACAACCGTTCCTTTTATTGATTCCATCAAATAATTTGGAGATGTTAAACTTAAGCTTAATGCATCTGCTCTACCTGCACGCCTATCAATGATATTATTATAATTGGGGAAGACTCCGGTTTTATAAAACTCTAATTCAATATCATTGCTATACACATTAGCAGATTCTTCATATTCATATACAACTTCTCGTTTTTCAACTCTTGCTGGATTCCTTACAGCCGTTCCTGAATTGAAAATCCTAGAATTAGCAACAGGATCCATACCGATTACAATGAGTGTATCGTCATATGCCGGATCTGATTCTCTCAAAAATGATGGGTAATTATTTGCTGGCTGTTTATCTCGTAATACTACTCCATCAACTATCCTAGAACCTTGTCCAAAATAATAAGACTGATCAAAAGTGCTAAGAAAAATCTTTCTCGATGTATCAAATATAACTGAGTTTTTTGGCTCACCAATAGTTATCGAATCATCATCTAGTGTTATAGAACCATCCGTATTAGCCTGTATCGTTATTTGACCTCTCTGTAGATCTGGTATATTTAATTTAGTAGCAGATTTTTTTAATTGAGGTATCGGATCTCTAGCTACGAAACCAACTACTGCATAACTGCTTGTGCCTTCAACCTGACTAACATATACTGGCGTTCCTTCAGCAGGAAAACCCCCAATAAAACCACCACCAGACGAAAGATATGGAACTGGTAATTGAACCAGAACCTGATTAATTCCGTCATTTCCTAACGGTGAATCCGGTCGAAACGTAACATAGGCTGACATCGTACTAGTGTCTACCTTAGTAATAGTAGCTAGTCTTACTAGTCCAGATGGCTTAAATATGGGTCCTTGTGCCATTATGAACTTCCCTGTTGTGCTGGATTATTGAATACAACCCAACAATCTACAATATAGTTATATATTGCTGAATCAATATCTAACTGTGATTCTGTTGAATCAGAAGATCCTTGTGATGATTTACTTACTATATCACGAGCATAATAAAATGCTTCGCGGGATGGATATCTAAATTCTCCATCTTCATCTGAATTTACCAGTACAGCATCTATTTGTGATTTATATGCTTGTAGTTTTTGTGTATTAGTTTGCAGGCTACCCGTTGGCTGAGCATTATCTGCTAAATCAGTAGCGCCAGTCAAATAATTTATTATTTCTGCCTGAAGACTTGTTGTATATGTGTTTGGTGAGCTAAAATCGCCGTCAGCATTATTGTAATATATTCGTATTTCTAATACCGCACCATCTATACTGAGTGATGTTCCACCGTAATCTAAAAGGCGCTGTAATCCTAATCTATTAGATGCACCATATACAGTATTTATTAAATCAGTATCTATTGATGTTGTGGTATTTGGGGCTGTATAAATTGTTGATGAGTTAGTTGTTGCTGTATTACCAACTATTGTGGCAATATGCTCTTGATTGAAAACATTGCCTTGTCGTTTATGAACTAAATTACTAGTAGTTTTATTGTTCTTATATAACATCTTACCTATAACATCAAGAAATGTTGGTATGTATTCACCGACATTGTGACCGTGACTTAAATCTAATGAAGTTGTAAATGTAGATCCAAAAGTAAATGAATGAGTTACACTTTGTACATAAAACAATAAATCAACATCTTCCATATATATGACTTCTCCCGGTTGTTGATATTCATTGCCAATAATAGTTAAAGATGATTTCAATATATCTTTTCTTGCTTGATTTAAAATTGAAACGGCATACGGGGCACATTGAACATCTGGATTAGTTAGATATGGAGCATCGATGGATTGAGGAACAAGTACGCCATACATTCTCCATAAATCATAATCTATTGCAGCTACTGTATTGAGAGCGTTTCCGCTTTCAAATACATTTAAATCTGATGACAAGTTTTGTTGCTGATCAACTAACAATCCACCAAATCTTCCGGTTACTTCTACATATGTATGTGCTGGTTTATTTTCTGTTATACTATATTGTAGGATATCATTATTTTTTATAACATACCTGTTGCCAGAGCCAGGACCTAAATCATCATAAGATTCATCCTCAATCATATGTTCGAATGTTTTAGGTATATTTTTGCTTCTACTTAATGCTGGATGGAGCAGATTATTACCAAGCGCCTGATTACCTGGACCACCAGAACCAGTAGCTAATGTAACTCCTTCTTGTAAGCTTTTTAGCGAATTAACAGCTGCCTTTATAGCACTTTGTCGTTGAGACAGTCTATCTGATATACCGTTAGATACTTGAAGAATATCGTTACTTGTAACCTTAGATGGAGCTTGACTCCCACTTGCAAATAACTGAGATACATCAAATGACATACCAGTCGAACCTTGTAATCTTGCCACAATAACATCTTTTCTGGTTTGTGCTGATGTATTACTTAATATTTGAGATGCTGTTTGAAATTGTGTAGTATTATTTATGGTATTTGATGGCAGAACTGATTGAACGAATGTTGCTCTTGAAATAGCATTGAATAAATTTAAATTAGTTTGTGATTGAATGCTGCTTAGACTAGTATTTATTGCAGCATTCATTGTATCTGGTTGAGCGAGAATATTCAATGCTACCGTACTAGTTATTTTACCCGTTTGTTCATCTGATACAAATCTAAATCCGCCAGCGCCCGAGCTTAACCTATTGATACCAGCTAATGATCCTTGATCAAAATTATTAATAAAATACTCACAGTCAAAATCATTACTATATCCTAATGATAGACAATATAATCTAATTTCATCTTCTAATGTTTCTATTTGTTGATTGGCGGCATCTAACTGATTGAGTGAAAGATCTTCTAAAAATTGTGGAAAAATCTGAATACCAAGATCATCTTTCAATCGCAGCATTTTATAAAACACTGAACTTGGTACTCTATTGTACTTTGGCGGTCTAGCTTCTATATGTCCTTGTGTATTAACAAATAATTCAAATCCGCTTATTACATTATTTATGTTATTTAGTTTTTGAGCTACTGTCATATATTCGCTCTTAAATGTATCTGGATTAATAAATTGGGTTTCAAATGCCTGGATATCATAGTCCTTATCATAAGTATCATCGACTATGAAAAAATTAATATCCTCATTAGCTCGAACCTTCCAAGCTAATCTTCTAGTTAAAAATGCAATTTTTCGTCTCAAATCTCTTCTAGCCGAATCATCTAATCTTGTTTTAGTTCCTGAGTTAAGATTAGAATTATCATAATCAAAAGATATATCATTTCCAAGTAGTGAAACTGGAGGATTACCAGCTTGATTAAGACTATCATTAATTAGTTTTATTTTATTCTGTATTAATGTATCTAATTGTTGAAGATTTTGCTGTATTAATTTAGAATTATCATTTCCTTTTATATCCACATCTTGGGCACTTGTTATTCCAAATACTGATAGCTTATCAGCAAAATCTGCTCGTTGTTTTAATAAACTTTGTAATTCACCATCATATGCAGTAGCATTCAATTGATTATTTAATATTTTTGAAAATGATGTTTCATCTACTGTCAATGTTTTGAATGGCACATAGTTTCCATAAATAGCATTTCTAGATTTTAATTGTTGAGTCAATCCACGAAAATACGATCCTGATGAATCTTGATTTGTTCCGCTGTCTTTTTTGAATGCACCATCAACCATTAGCGCGGCTTTATAAAATGTTGTAAAATTGTATGGTTGTCCGGATATCAATAACGATATTACATTCATTATATCTTGACCGGCAAACGGGTCTTTAGTCAACGCTGGGGCGTATGTCCCAGGAGGGCTTGCTTGATATGAATCACCAAATAATGTTAATGATGCAATTCCTTCTTTCCACCTATACACCATTCCATCTGGATCATAGAAAACCCGCCTAACCGAATTATTTTGTATTCTATCTGCATCTTGTTGCAGGTAGTTATTTTCTGTTGTTGTTATACCAGCATATAATCCATTTTTATCTTTTACGAAAGATGATTCAAATAACTCTTTATTTTCATCTAGGAGTTCTAACTGATTATTATCAACACCTGTTACTGAATCAAACTCTAACTTGAATGGAGTCATAGGATCAAATAATGGTCCGTTGAATACATTTACCGATGGCTTAAAATTAACAACACCGTAATTAAAATATCCACCATTATCCGAGCCTTTTACCGATACTGTATATGTCCTATCGCTATATGATGAAGTCGCCTCATCTACGATTCCAGCAAATACATGAGCACCATCCCTATCGGAAACTATTGTGCTTCTCATTATCTGCCATAACCAATTTGGAAAATCATTACCAACGAAAACAGATTTTTCCAATGAATATGTTTCATTTATTGCAAACGTATCTTTTATATCATTTGTTAGATTGTTGAGTCCTTGTAAAAACCCTAATCCAGAAAAAGAACTTTGTAATCCGCCAAGAATCTTATTATCTACTTTCTTTTTCGAGTTTATATAAATATGCACATTATCCATTGGCTGAATTACTAATTTGCCAGAATAATTCAATCTCATTTTTTCTCTTATGCGATTGAGATTTTTCTTAGGATCTTGGTTATCAGCTATTGCCTGTCGTCTTGTATTTGTTGCCAATGACAACTGAGAATATAATGATGATACTATATTATTGAATAATATCACTTCACTTGGGCTCAATCCGTCATCGCCTACGGCATCACTACCTTGTAGCGCAGATGGATCTATATTTCCAGATTTTGGTCCAATAATATTGCTAATACTACTAGCATCAAAATTAATTTCAAATCCTATATTATCTATTATAGCTCTAACCCGTTTTCCTAGATATGTATCGGGGCTTACTATAAAATTGATAGGATTTGCTCTTCTTAACTCTCTATTCAGATTTAGCTGTTGTTTTTGTAATGCAATAGTTTGGTCTAATGATGTAATACCCAATTGCAAAAATGAATTAGAATAAAATCTATTAGTTGCATCACTAATCGCTTGTTCTATATCAAGATTAGTAATCCTCATAATCTTATATGGGTCATTAAAACTTAATGAAAAAGATCCTTTTGCAAAATCTAATGTTGTAGTAGTTGTTATCGATGTTACATTGTTGAATTCTATTACGCCGGTTCCTTGGCTAAAATTAGATCGAAATGTATCTGGGATACCGGCAATCCAAGAAGTATACGGAGTATCCTGTGATAGGGCATAAATCTCTTTCACACGATCAATTATATTAGTAAATTTTGACAATGCACCATTAACTGAATCTTGTAAGCTGTCAGCTCCATATGCACCTAATGTTGCGCCAGGAGTTTGTGATATATTATCTGTTAATGAGAATATAATCGGTAAAAGATGGTAATCAACTCGTCCTAGATCTGATGATATTTGTGATATTTTACATAGTTTTTCATATGATGAAATCTGATTACATTTATTTTGGAATAAAACCTTTGTAGTTTTATATAATAGTTTTTCATGACTATCCATCATATCTGGTCGCCAGTTTTCAGCAAGTGATGCGAACATACGCTTCTTCACCAAAACCGTAGCATTAGGATCTTGCATAGAAATACCTAATTGCTTTGGAGTATAGTTATTGTAATCTATACGTTGAGCGCCTTCTTCAGTATATGACCTATCGGCTGTTTGATCAAATTGATTAGCAAATGGACCAAGCTTGCCATACCTATTAGTTTGACCATTGGTAGCAATATCGAGACTCTTATTTTTATTGTCTCCGGAATTAAACTGTTGATTTAGAACATCTCCTAAATTACTTAAAAAATCATTAGTGCTAGCCATTATTCCTTCTTACACTATATATCATTAACTATCTTGATGTATTATTAAAATTATTAGCATTCTGCATATCACTAAAACTTAATGGAATACCATTCTGAGAATTATTAGACGGTCCAGAATTAGCAGATCGTTGCCAAGGTAGGTAATTAGTACGGTAGCCGCGTCTTTGAGTTGCGGTAAATTTAATATCATATGTGAATAATCCTAACGGATTAACACTTTCAGTAAAACTGAATGAATTGAAGAAACCCCTATATACCCATCCGGAATAATAAAACTCTATACCTAATGCCATTGACGCTAATGAAGGTACACTTTGTGGCAATATATTTTGACTTGCTGGATCTAATCCAAGAACACCTAATGAACCACTTGTTAACGAACTAGCGAATCCACCAAGATTTCCAAGTGAAGAATCAATTACATCGTTTAATCCTGTAATTGAACTATCAGCAGCCATCGTTAATGCAATAGGATCAAATAGGTATTGTTCTGCTCTATATATCTCATATAATACATTTAGTCCTTCTACGCCTGAGCTACCTGTATGCCCATTGATACTCAATGTAGTTAACTCTTCTCCCCAATACTGTATATTGTATCCGCCTTTTGTTCTATTTGTTGTAATAACTTTTCCATTACTGTATGTAATAGATTGGGGATTAATATACATATTAATTACACCAACCTCTGGAACGAACCAATGACCAATATTTCTTCGTGTATTTGCTAATTGTGCTGGCGGTATTTTACTTGATGGCAATCCATTGCCATCAGCATTTGGAATTGGAGATCCAGTAAATCCATTAGCTTGGTATGCCTGGCTTTGATTATTTATTGCGGCATTTAAGCCAGTACCAGATACTGCGGCAGTAAGAATTGGAAGACTTCTTTGATCATTTAGCAACGCCATACATATATACTATTTTAGTATCCAGGATCTGAAGATTTTCCGTTGTTTGTGCCAGCGGCAGCTCCATTCATAACTTCTATGCTATTTGGTCCTGATTTCTTGTGGACATTAAACCCTGGTGGCGCTGATATTTCTAATATCACTTTTTGTGGCGGAAGCTGTTTTGTTTCTTCCTGTGATTTTAGTGCCTCTTTGGTTGCTGCGGTAGCTGTTGTTGGAGCATGCTGATTGTATCCTGCTTTATGGACTGCATCTGTGTATAGGTTAGATTTTCTGTCGTGAGACTCTTGCATCATTCTTTTACGCTGTTCTGCCATTTTAGGATCTCTACTTGCCTCCGCTACCGTTGGCATTCTGCTTGAAGAACCTTGCGGATTATATTTTGCAGAAATAACTGTTGTATCTGGAATTTTAAGTACATTTTGTGATGGCTTATCTGGTTGCATTAATGTGCGATGTGGCTGTTTAATGGTATTGTCCATTACTTTGTCTTCTGGATTTTGTTTAGCAATACCAAGTACCCCTTTAATATCATCTATTGTTTGTTCGGTACCAGATTTAATTTCATTTCCTGCATTTGCTATACCATCTACTATACCGCCAATAGATTTGTATATTTGCTCTACCGTTTGTCTTTGAGATATCGCCTCTTCTTTTTGATATTCTTCTTTGGTGGTAGCAGTTTTGCTCATTGAATTAAATTGATTAGAATAGATTGATGATTTACCCATATTAGTCAATATGTCTGCTTTATTCGCACCGCTTGTGCCAAAAAATTGTTTCATCTGAATACCAGCGGTAATTTCAGCTGCTACCGCAGCTCTAGCGACAGCAAGATTCATTTTCTTTAGTTCTGTATTATTTCTTTCTTCTATGGCTTGTCCGCGACCACTAACCTCTCCTACCGCTCCCGTTCCTGTTTTTAGTTCTTTTGATATAGCACCAAAATCTCTTTTGCCTAATGCTTCTAATAGTCTTGTAGCCTGTTCATCACTAGCACCTTGTCCTATGCCAAATGCTCCACTTTTTAAAAGTGATCGCTGCCTCATAAATTGAGCAGCTGCTTGTGGGCTTGACGCAGCTTCTGCTTGTGTATATATCCTTCCACCGAATTGTTGGCGCATAGCCTTTTCTGCCATCTGAGCAACTTGATCTAATTTGCCTTCACGAAGCAGCTGATCTATTTGAAATGATCCTTGTAATCCACCCGGTCCACCTGATCGCAATGACAAAAATGCTTTAGTTCCGATTGTCATATCATGAATCGATTTAGTCATACCATCAACAATTTCCATTGATGCTTTACCAGTTAATCCTGTCTCTCGTAATGCATCAGTATACTTTGTTAAAAACTTTGCTCCTTCATCCGATTCATTACCTATGAACCTAAATGTTTCCGCAATAGTATTCATACTTGGAAGTACCTGATCAAACTGTACTCCTAATTTATTTGCAACGCTTGATACATCTGCCAAAAATTCAGCACCAGCTTGTGCTTGATTCGTTAATTTGCCTGTTGCCTGTCCGAGTGTGTTATAGGCTTCTCCCAATATTTTCATAGTTTCTATCTGACTAATTCCTGCCCCGGTCATCAAATTCATTGTAGACTGTAATACATGTAATTGAGATTCTGCGCCCTTACCGGTATTAATCGTTTGATCAAAATATCCAGGAAGTTTTTTCAACTCATTAGACATTTTTAATGTATTTTCCCAACTTTGACCAGTTGCACCAGCTACTGCTAATACTTGATTGGTATAGTTTTTTGTTTTAGAAGCTAGATCAACTAATGTACGCCCATCTTTTTCAAATAATTCACCCATATTTCCAGCAGCCCCTTGCAGAGAAACATACATATTTTCTAATTTTTCAGCTTGACCGGCATTTTCAATAAAATGATCTCCTAAACTAGCTAATTGCCCAGTTATAGCTTTTAGGGCGTCGCCAGGAATAATACCATTAAATGTATTAACTAATTTTGTAAGACTTCCAGAAACAACATTAATAGAAGCTCCGCCAGCATCTGCTCCTTCAAACATTTTTGCCCAAGAGACAGTAGATGCGGCTCTACCAATATCAACTAATAAATGGTCAAGAGATTCGGATACTCCATCTATTGCACCAACTCCTATTTGACCAGCATCATTAAAATTATCACCCATATCTTTTGTAGCATTAATTACATCGCCTAACTTGTCTCCTAGAGATCCAAAATACTCAATGGATTCTTTTGTTAACTTACCAATATCACCCAGATGCTTAACGCCTTCAGTTCCAATATCTATAATATTCTTCTTCAAACCATTAAATATACTAGTTAGCCCATCGCCAGCATTGCCTATATCATTTATTCCTGCAATGGTATTAGCTATATCTTTATCCTGTGGTATTTTTGGTTCATCAGCAGCCATCTAAAATTATCCTTCGATTTTTCTCTTTCTCTTTCGTTTCTTTATTTTTTGTTTTTCTTCGTCAGCTTTTTTATTTGCTTCCATAACCAATCTTGATGTTTCTTCGAATTCTTCATCACTGGATGCAAATGTTTGTCCATCTTTACCAAGAATTTTTTGTACTAGTTCTGGATTTGAAAATGAACCTATTAGCATTCCTTGATTTTCAAGCATTTTATTTTCATCTGCATAATCTTCTAACCAATTATAGAACATCCAAGCTTTCATAACCGGATCTATATTTTCAATTTGAGGATCATCGGGGAAGCAGCCACGCATTTTACATAGGTACCAGAGAAATCTGTGGTCTGGTTCCCTTACTATTTTTTTAAATCTTCTGCTACCTCCTCGGCTTCTTTAGTTGAGTTTATACCAAATTTAGTTTTTGCCTCTTCTTTCATTGCTGCTAACTCATCCCACAGTCTATTAACAACAACTTCTTCTAATGAGTTTATTAGTTCTAACTTTGATTCCGTTGTATTTTCTCCAAGAACGATATTAATATCATCTCCATCTATTTTATAGATAGAGCGAATAAGCTGTTGTTTTCTTGATTCAAAAGATGCTTCCCAGTCATACTTAGCAACAGCAAGAGTAGCCATTGTAGCATCTAGTGCTTCTTGTGATTTGAGCGTTCGCATAGAAAAAACATTATCTCCGATTTGAACATCACGAGTGAGCCGTCCAATATTTGCTAATAACTCAATTCTTCGCTTGCCATGATCTGTAATTTTTACACCATGTTTTTGAACTTCTGCTTTTTCTTGGCGAAGAGATTTGATTCTTGCTTCATATTCGGCAGGGGAGATTTGCTGCATTTGTGGTTGAACAGGGTTCGTTTGTTGTGTATCCATATCTTCTGGCAATCCAACATTGAACTCACGTAATGATTGCTGTGCGGGCTGTTGTTTTTGTTGAGCCGGTGGTTGATTTGATGTTCTACGAATATTTGGTGAATTAAAATCTGGCATAATTACTTTCTCCTATCAATATGTTGTTTTATTGGGATATTAAAACACAAATCCCGTGATATGTACTATATCACGGGAAAATTATGTTTTAGTTTTTAATTATACGTTTGAGAAATAATCTGTAATAAGACCAGGTGAATCCATTGAGCCAAGCAATTGACCAACATCGGCACGTCGCTCAATTGAATTGAGCTGCATTATATTAGAACCTAATAGACCACCAGTAGCAGCATTACCACCATTGAGAGTAGAATAGATACCTTCTGCTGCGAAACCAGCTTCTTCACTTATTAACCAGTTAGTAGCAGAATATGAAAACTGTAAATTGTTGAACCATACGTTTTTTACTGTTGTAATTATTGCAGTACTGCCATCACCACTTGCTATGTCATAAATATCAATATCAAACGGAATACGCTGTGCGTGTATATGCAAGAACCCACGACTAAATGCCTCTGTTACACGAGCACGATCAAACCTAATCCTAGTGCAAGAACCAGTTATGTTGGTGCTAGCTGTTGGGGAGGAGTCAATGTGACCATCAGTTCCAACTTCATCAACCATTGTAATGGTTCGCTGTTCAGTAAAATTGATAGTCTGTATAGCACCGACAGCAGTTATACCAACGCGAATTACTATGTTAGTTGATAGTTGTGTAAATGTAGCGTCAGTTCCATCAGGACGTTCAATTATACTTCCTGTATTTGGTGCGATAGATGGCATTCGTTATCTCCTATATAAAATATATTATTATTCCTATTATACTATTGTTCCGACATCAATTGTAATATAAATCCAGTCGATGGGATAGACGGGTTGCACCTTTACTGAAATGTTCCATTGTCTTGGTTCAACGCTATCTCTAACAACAGTTGGTTGTGTATAAGCTGTAATCAATCCTTGACCTACGAAACCTCTCAACATTGCAATTGCACGAGCAAGTAACGTTCCTTGTGTATCCTGATTTTCTGGAGTTCCAATGAATCCATCAAACCCAGTTCGCATTGCCTTGGCAATTCGATCTCTAATGAATACAATTGATAGTTCCTGTTCTTCTGGGAATCCGCTTTGAGTGGTTGTTATACCCCACAATACTTGACCACCACCAGCAACTGGTTGCAATGTTGCAATACCAGCAGCAGCTAATGCCTGTAGCACTGTATTACTGAACATTCTATTTACGTTTATTGTGAATCCGCTTAGCACCTTATGGGTGAGTGGCGAGGCGATATTTGATACACCTGATGTATAACCAGCGGCTGCAGCTGCAATGTAGAACCCATCAAGAATCTGATTGCTGCCACCAACCTGTACAACGATCTGATCAGGATAGAAATATGCAACCCTGAATGTTTGACCGTATGCTGCTGATACGGAATAATTTGCTAAGTCTTCAGTATTACCAGCTAGTATATCCGCTACAGTTGCGCCCTGGATACCTTCGAGTACCCCGATATTTTCAACAGCGGCAAGGCTAACGCCTGTCACGTTGTCTGGAGTTAATCCGTTTATAGCGCCTATAAATAGAACACGCTCTTTTTTGTTTGTCAAATTACTCATTGTTAGACAATGATTCATTGCATTATCAAATATTACTGATATTGTCTGCAATGGAAGCGGAACTACTATATCAAGTTCTTGTGATTCTAATGTTGCTAATGCTTTTTCCCAGCCAGCATCGAAGAATGTTGCATCTTGCACATCCACTAATGTTACGCGTACTGAGTAGTTATTTGGAACTACGTTATGATTCAAAACCAAGTAATCACTTGTTTGTGATGGATCAATTACTTCATATTTTAGGCTATGCTCACTAACGAATGATTTAGCAACTGTTAGTGTATTTGAGCCCGAGTTATATGATGTAATATCGTAAATACCAACGTTTGATGCATCAGCAGAAGCTGTTATTTGTAGTTTTAGTCCGAGGGCTATAACATTGAACGTATTGAAATTAACAGCACCACTATGTAGTGTACCAGTTGCAGTATCTGGGGTTGCAATCAATGCACCATCAGAACCTGTACTACCAACAACTACCTCACCGAAAACTGGGTCAATAAGTTGAAAAGTTGTGGTTGGATCATTAATAAAATCAGCAAATGGTGGAGTTGCTTCTGCTCTTATTTGTAATTGTCCGCCAACAACACCAACTATTGCAAATGTTCCAACGTTAGCATTATTTACCGCGTCAATAACTGATAGTTCTAATCCAACATATGTATTGTCGAATGTAACTGACGAACTAAATAAGGCATTTATTTGAGTTAATAGATCGCGATTGATATATCCGTCTTGACCAAAATTAACTGTTGCATTTGTCTGTGTTACTGAATACGAATATGAATTACCAGATGGTGGCATTGCATTGTCAAATACGAATTGAGACACTGTTGGTTGACCAACATCACCGAGAGTGAAGAACTCAAATTTATTTGCAAGAAGTTGTTTCTCTACACCGGTGGCAGGATTCGTTACGAAAATATCGATATTTGAGTTTGGATCTGGTGATACACCTAATGGTAATGGAAGAACGAAATCATTTACATTTGTAGATGTAGCTGGGAAACTTGTTTCTAACACATATGAAACGCGTCGTGGAAGAGGAGGTGCCGCCTGAAGACACATAATGCCAGGCGGCGAATTAGCAAATGCTAATTGGCAACCAAGAGACAATGTATTTGTTAGACTTGGTAGTCCGTGTTTTGTATTTACTTGTTGCACTGCTGTGAAAAATGTTGGGCTGTTTATATCAGATACAGCAATGTATGTGGCAGTTAGGCTGTCGTTTTTATTTAGAACACCGCTTGAAACTTTAACAGTAAAATAATCACCTGGACGGAATGGTGATATTGTGGTTGGACCATTTGTCGTTTCTGATATAGAAAACATCAAAATACTGTTTGAAACAGCTTGATTATTTGCAACCCAAATTGTTGGATTCCCGTTTGCATCTAAAACATTACCAGATACAGAACCGAATGCTACGAATTGTGCTGTTCCGGCAATTGGTTGATTTAGATTATTTCGTTGTACCGCAACACATTTGATAGTCCAAGATTCATTTGGAGCATTAACATCTACGAGAGAGATATTATTGATTGTACCAATGCCAACATTAGTGACGCCATTAGTATAGAAAGAACCACCCTGATTGACTAAATGTGCTCGTTGTAATTCGATTTGCCCATTGGCAATATTGATTCTATAATCATATGTATTTGGAAATGTATTTTGATCTATTGCTTCTTCTAATCCTTGAAGCAAAACTCCATTTTTGTACAGTTTTTCTCTGTGTGAAATGATCGGAGAGTTTTGTAAGAGAAAATGTCTTCCATCACTTCCAGTTGCTGATGTATAGTATCCATCTAATCCATCATTGCCACCACCTACAGCAGAAGCAACTATAATTTCCTGACGGGCTCCCTCACCAATTATGCAAGCGATACGAGTACCACCTGGTACTGATGCGCCAGTACTTTGGGTTACGACGTTTGTAATTACGCCAGGAAGTGAATTTTGTGCGCTCGGTACGTTCGCCATTGTGGAATCCTTATTTAGTAAGTCCTGCTAAATTAAATGTGATGTTATTACTATGAATCATATGTAAGTATTCTTTTTTATGCCATGGTATCTCATAGATTTATCATTACATCTGTAATATTTTCCGACATATTTATTGTTAAGTTTGGTGCCACAACCCCCGGAGGTGATGGAAGTCTGCTAAATTCAACGCTAAAATTGACTACATCTATTAAGTTTGCTATTTTGATATGCCTATGCCATTCAGATCTAATTTGCAACGTTACTGTTTGTACAAATAAATGATCGTTTCTATCATCTCGTTCAACTGGGGCTCCAGAAGACACACCTTTAATAACTAATCCAGATTTTTGTAAATCATTAAATGCAATATCAACAAATAATAATGATACTAAATCTACGAGGTCATCTCTTGCCCTAAGATCTCTTGCCATTATATCTATATTAATGGAACCTTCCCAAGCACCGGCAAATGAAAAAAACTCTGGAACAGGAAATGTTTTCATATTTCCATAACCATCTTGTAATATAAGATTACCCCATTTTACAACACCAGTTTCCCTATTCATAGAAACAGGAACCGATGTTGAACCGCCGTGCCTAACAATAATAGCTGGGTAATATATTACATCAAAACGATATGATTCTCCAATAAAAACACGAGTAGTAATACTATCGGTATATCCAACATCCTGTGGTAGGTTAGTATGATCTGGCGTTTGAGGGTATCCCCATAAATCGTGAGCATAATGATAGTATGAATCGCGTGAAAAAAAATCTCGTAATGTAGCAATAACAAGCTCTTTTGGATATAATGTCATTGAGTTTTGAATGACACTATATATTCCATTTAAATCTGAACGATAGAAGTTATTAGTTGTCATATGTATTAGTATCCATCTTTAATGGCATCAATCATATTTGTTAATTGTAATGAATTGTATCCGTCTTGAACTGCGTTAAGTATGCTTGCAAAAGATGAAATGGTGATTTTCTTTTCAACACATTTTGAACCGCCACACACAGAACAGGTGACCAATACATTTAATTTACCAAGCTTTTTATAGGTATTTGGTACTCCAATGCACGCATCACACACAGATTTTAATGTAACCATCCAGTTTTTCATTTTACCACCTATATTTTATTCTAATTGGTGAAAAAATTATGCCAGTTCCAGCAACCCAATTTGATAATAAAAATACATAACCTATCGATATGGTGAGTGCTGACTGTAATGTGTTAAAATAATATTGTGAATTATTCTGTATTGCAGAATCAATAGTTAAATAATAGGTTCCCGATTGTATTGCAAGTAATCCAGGTCCTGATAACGTTGTCGTTTGAGAATCGGCAACACCAAGATTTAATCCAAGTTGAAGCTGTACATCCAACATGGAACTATATCCGGTAACATCATAATCTGTAACACCACTGGCTATCGAAATGACAATTTCGCTCGTACCTGTATCAATGGTATCCCCAGATGGGGGAGCATAAACACCTTGTTTTACCTCTAAAATTTGGGTATTAATTGGTACAATTTTTGCTATATCATAAGTTCTAAAATATCCGTGTTGAGTTGTATCTTGTAGAGTTAAGGAAGCATACATAGCTGCAGCGGTAGTTTGATTCGCTCCAGCACCACCAAATGTTGAAGGTGATATGAATGGCGGACTTAAAGGATCTTCATTGTACGGCCCAGTTGAACTCTCACTCCATAATTTTTCGCCAACCAAAACTGGTATCATAGAATAACCAGTTTGATTTTTGTTATTGTTATATGTGGAGCCAACACTTAATCCTGTTGCAGTAAGATTTACTCCCTTAATAAGATTCTCATCAGTTAAGCCATCAACAGTATAACCATCAAAAATATTGTCTGTGATTATTTGATCATTAGTAGAATTACAAACTATATATGCATATATAGTTGAAGCACTTCTATTAAATATATTGTTTTTTATGATGTTCGAACCCGAGCCTATATCTATTATACTTGGAACACCAGCCAAACTTGGCTTAGCTATGCCAGAAAAATAATTATTTGTAATTGTTGTATCCAATGTTGTTGTAACACAATAAAAATAGGAATAAACGATTGGACTACTCGCGGGATTACCGTCTGGTGTATAAGTACCATAATCAAATGTATTTCCATCTATAACTACATTGTTAATAGGGGTTTCAAAAACCATTATGTACCTATCCTTGTATCTGTAACTATTCCAGCTGGTTGAGTATTTGGCAATCCACCATCAAAAAATGTTGTAAAATTAATATCATATGCTTTCATATTATTTTTTCTTATAATCAATGGAGCATAGCCATGTGTGTTAGTTGCAGAAACCCTAGTGGAGATATACATAAATGCACAGTTATTATTTACTATCATTAATGCTCCGGTGAATATGCCAGAATTGGCCGGAAATGATCCGGCTGGCGAATCTAGAGTGAGAGAATATGCCAGACCACTTGCATAGCCAGTATAAATATACTTGCAAGTATTACCAGATATTGTCAGACTTCCCATTTTATCAGCTTGATATGTAGTATTTGGAAGGACTGAATTAGGTAAATCTTGCTTAGTAGTTATATTGATGGCGCCACAAGTATTATTAGATATGAACGAATTGGTTGTACAAATAGCATCATATACAACAAGACCTACATTTGTAGGAGCAATTTCTATTAGCTGATTTTTATTACAGAAATTATCTGTTATAAAACAATTATTCAATCTTGTTCCAGTAGTTGTTGTTGGAGCAACACTTGGACCAACGATTGCAATGACAGCAAACTTATCATCCGCATTAGGAGCAGTTGTTATAAACTTATTACTGGTGATTTTTATATTCTCAGCAAAACTAAGAGAATTGGCATATATCATCGATATGAATTGAAATCTATTTAGATTTGGTGAATTGAATATACATTTATCAATAACAACATTCTCCAAACCGCTTGATGTAATATTTGATAGCAGACAAGCTTTTGTTGGACTGGCTGGATTTGTTATTGTAAAACTTGAATCACTGGTTGCATCATAAGTATAATTAATCACACATGACTGAAATGTATTATTATTTGCCATAGTGAAACCAGTAGGACAAAAAACATTAATAACGCAATTTGTAAAACTATTATTATTTGATAGTGTTAGACCTAAACCAGTAGCGGAGCTAATATTCAATGTTGAGTCAGTGAATGATGTGGTTGTACCAACCGTTGCCCCTGACACCGTCGTGATTGTACAATTACTTATTATTGAATTAGCTCCAAATGTGCTTAGCACTCCTAGTGTGGCTATGGTACATCCAGTAAATGTAGAATTAGATCCAAAAGTAGTAGTTGTATTTGGCATCGACACAGTGCAGTTCGTAAAAACTGTATTTGTACCAAATGTCATAGAGCTTTGTAGGAAGTTAACAGTACAATTTGTAAAAGATATATTATTACCAAATACTGTAGTATTTGTTGGGAAGTTGATAGTACAATTTATAAATGAGATATTGCTACCAACCAACAATGTCGAACTTGCAGCATTGATCGTCATATTATCAAACTGTATATTATTACTTAATGAAACAGTTGATGTTCCGAAATTTAATATTGCATCATTTCCATTGAAAATTGTTTTTGCAGCATAACCAAGTGAAATCGATGATGTAAATGTTAATTGTCCTCTTACATTTACACTAGTTCCTTTTGTGTTATTAGAAGTATTTGTGTATGATATAAAATTAGTGAATTGTGAGATCCAAGAATTAACTGAATCTATTGTTCTAAACTGTCCTTCGGTGCTAAGAATGAAAGAATCAGTTATACCAGAAAACCCATTAGATATAAATCTTTTTGCATCAGTTATAGATAGAGTCGATATTGCAGTACCAGTTACCGTCGCTGTTATTACATATAATGGAACTACATCGGAATAACTTAGTAGATTGCTAAAATAAGTTCCTCGTACTGGATATGTATTAGATGATGCCGGATTAGTTACATAAAATATTCTATTTTGATCCAACGAGCCATATGTTCCAACAAGTGATGGACTGTAATCGGTTGATGCAATAAGTTCTATTTCAGATTTATTGTTCGCGCATACATACCAAGTAATTGTATTTACTGTTGTTGTAAATGTTGGATATAATGCTTCAATAACTGCTGGAACAGTTATGTTAGTTTCATTTATGAAAATAATTTTACCATTTATTAATGCTGTACCACCATTGAATGAAATAGTATTTCCTGATACTGCATAATTATCAAAACCATTTATTATACCGTTTTCATTTAATAATCTATTTGGAGCGCTTATATAATCAAGAGCTGAACTAGTAAATTGTTCTTCGCTAACATTTCCAAATTGTCTTTCATCTTTTAGATATGAAACTAGTTTTGTAATATCATTAACTTGACAGCTTGAAATTAACATAATTTCTTCATCAAGTTCTAATGTCTTGAACAATTGTATATCTAGTGTTTTATTAGAAAAACTGGTAAGAGCTAGATTTATATCTATAATGAAATCTATATAATCTATATTTGTCTCATCATAGAATCTAATTACTTCGCCCTTTTTACCGGTGATTGTTGGACCAAGGTTAGATAGTGATAGTGAAATTGGATTCCATCTTCCTAAGAACCCAGTATAAACCCCAGTATTTTGATCATAATTATTGATCGTTAATCTAATTTCTTTATCATTATTAACTGTAGTATAACCTCGTAATTTTGGCGATATACTATATAAATTGATATTTGTTATATCTAATCCAGTATTAATAAATCTTGCACGCTCGTGTGTAAATGTATGTCCGTTGCCATCAACATATACTTCAAAAAATCTCTTGAACGGGCTAATTGTGGTTGAATCAAAAACATTTTCTGCATCAAATGATACTGAGTCATCTGAAAAATAAACGAAGACAGGTATGTTATTTGATGTTGCTGCTGGTGATGTCCCAGCGCCGTGGACGCCGTCATATACAGTAATATTTGTATAAGCAGCTGGCGTAGAACAATTTTGAAACGAAACACTCTTTATAGTGAATCTTCCGTAATCTCTAAAATTAAATCTAGGATCAGATAGCGGAAACGCTGGTTGAATAACAATAGTCTTTCCAGCAGCCAGTCCTGCATTAGACAAATCTAGATTTATTTGATATACTACTTCAACTCTATTTGGTAGAACATTAGTATATGGTGGTGGTAATATTGTGGCTGACCAATAACCATCACCAAATGAATCTTGTATATTATTTAGTATTGTTGGATCTGATCTTAAACTATCTCGTTCTACTCCATTTGTATAGAAGAAGTTTCTTTTTAATGGATAGAATAGTAATGTAGGATTGAACATTGCAGCAGCAACTGTTGAATACGCTGTTGAAGGTGGTGGACTTGCAACATTAGCCCCGCCTAACCCAAATCCAAGAGGGTCAATACTGTTGAAATTATCAACAACATTATCTGGGAAAGAAGAAAGTGATGATGAAGTATAATTACCATTTGTATCAACTGTACCGGCAGATATACTGAAACTAGCGTTATTATAAGGATCTGCTAGCATTATACCGATCTGACCGTTATATTCAAATGCGACAAATCTATAATTGAATCCAGGCGCCCTAAACGCAACGTTGATATTGTTGACTATATTATCTAATGTATATTGACCTGGTGATATACCTTTATTTCCAGTAACATCTATTGCTGGTAATGGAATTATAGTAGAAGTGTCACCAGTTGGTAGTAAATATATATACAAGTTATAATGATTAGAGTCAAACTTAGACGAATTAAATCCATTGCCTAATGCAGCAGCAGATCTTGGATTTGATACAATCAAGCTCTCGTAATTGCCAGTATAATTTGGAGAGCGGCTTGAAGCCAGTACTCCGTATTTTCCTCTATGGAAAACTGCCTTATCTATTCTTGCTAACGCGCTTACATTTGATATTGGATTTTTGCCATTTATTCTAACAGCATAAGTTCGTACCATTCCAGTAACATTAGCCTTAACCGAGTCAATAACAAACTGATATGATATTCCGGTACCATAATTTATAGTTAAAATATCTCCAGGCTGAACCTGGGCAAACTGTGCATCAAAATTGTATGTACTTAGTTGTTGCGCTGTTGGACTAAACAATACAACATCATCACCATTGGTAAAACTATCAACTGGTGAAGATGCCATTGGTCCTGGTGGCACATTTAGAAAATAAGATATCGCTGGCGTTGGCGGAACAATTGGCTCACCATATCCATCTGATAGAAAACTTGATGCCCTAGAAGTTCTTGATATACCGTTAGCATATAGATTTTGTACACGACTTCCAAGTAATAACAAGCTTGAGTTATCAAAATATTCTATAATAGATTGTACATCTTGACTAGATTGTGGTATCGTGGAAAAATTACTCGACACAACATTAATACCGCTAGCCATATGAGCATAATTAGTTGGTGGAACCGTTCCACCTGATGTTGGCGTTACATTGGCGCTACCATCGGATTTTTCATGAACAACTAAATCATTGCTAATATCTTCAACCAAAAGATCTGAATTAGTTGTATTTCTGCTTACAACATTAGTTCCGGAAGATGGTAATACGGATGGATTTGTTTTTACGAATGGCGTTGTCTGATCAACGCGAATAGCTGATAGAAAGTGATTATATGCTGTTCCATCAATATGTGGTTCTAACTTGACACCAGTTAAACTTAGGAATCCATTCAGTACATCTATTGAGTTTTGTAATGTTAGTATTAGTGTATATAATGATGATGTTGAGTATACAAGACTTAATTTTGATTCGTGTATTCCAGCAGTTGGAGATATTTGAGCATCAGTTATTGGTAATACAACTAACCCTAAACCAACTAAGGCTGATGGATTGATCGTACCATCTGGATTGAGCGCGATGGAAAGACGCTGTGCAATTGATCCAGTAGAACCCTGAGCATTAATACCGATATTAGATTCCACTGCGAACATAGCTGAACGTAGAGCGTTAATGGCAATATCACCAAGATCGGTTATATTTCCATCAACCCGCGGCAACTCAGCATCTGAATCTATTTGAAACGGAAAATTACTCACTATTATCCTTATTATCTATCTGTTGGAAACGGTATTACTTGTGATGGTGGGTTAGCTGGTGGTTGTTGAGAAGAAACGAAATTTTGTATCTTATCTTTTAGCATACCTCTGACTACCCGGAATATTAGACCAGAAAGAAGCCCGGCAACTGAACCAAAAAGCAACCTACCACTTAATGAATTCAAACCATCTGGATAGGCATATTTTGTAGCAAAATATGATACTGTAGCGCCTATTGTTGGTGGAAGTAACGGCAAGCATAGCTCTGACCAAAACTTTATCTTATCTATATTTGGAAATATATACTCTAATATTGTTCGTAGAAACCACATTACCACAGAGACTCCCAATGCAAATAGTATGAATTGCCACGAAAATAATGCGCTAATGCCCGAGTCCATATTAATCTCCTAATATTATGTGCCAATATGAATAGATTAGCTTTTTATCAACCCGGCACGCTCAAATAATAACTTCAATAAAAAATCTTTATCATACTGTGTTAAATCTGAAAAAGATTTAGTTTTAAACATAGCTAATTTATCATTAAGATCGGATTGTTTTTGTCTGGATTCTACTAATCCAGGAATGTCTTTTGTATTTTTGGCACGCGTTCTCATTTTACCTTTATTGATTTGGATTTAGAATAATTTTTAAGAATGATATTGATTGATTTTCTAAATCTGTTTTAGATATTCTTGCTAATGAATTGAGTAATTTGTAATGAGTACTTCCATCAAATATGTATGGGTGATGCCCGCTAAAAACCTCATCAACCACTATACAGGGTGCATTATGATTTGTTAAATCTAGACATATATAGATATTGACTAAATCAGGAAATGGTAATGGTATCACTACTTCTGTTTCAGGAACAAAATAAGATGTTGATGATGCCGTAACATACCCATCACTTATACCTAAATGATATCCATCAGTATGATACCCATCATATGTGCAAGTTAAATTTAAAGAATTAATTGTTAAATCTGTAGTATAAACATTTGTATATGTTATTATCATATTATCCGCCTATTCGTCCATATACAACAAAATATATCTGATCTGAATTAGTTATAAAATCTATACCGTCAGAATCTAAAAGAAGTATATCAAATGTTGATGTTGTTTTATTTTGAATTGTCGCATTAGATGGAGTGAAATTACTATTAGATATAGTACAAACAACATTATAATTTGTATCATCAAGAGCATTTGTTAATGTAACTGTAGCTGCGCTAAACATTGTATTTGGATATGTTATAATGTTTATTCCGAAACAATCACCGTATTGAATACCACCAAAATAAGTAAATGAACCCCAAGCTTTAATTATACTATCTGCATATATAGAATTTGGAACCTGCGAACTTGGTCCTAAATTCAAATGCCCAGGATTTCCGGTTATTTGGATATGCGGTTGTGTAGGATTACCGCTACTATCCACCATATTTGTGCCAGCTAACACAAGAGAAGATTGCTTATATGTCCATAAGCCAGATCCATTGCTTCCACCTGGAATCCAGGTAAAATATTGCCCAGAAAAATTCCACCCAGTATCAGTCCAATTAGCCGTACCAACTGGTGCAGGAGGCATAACGTGTAATACAAGAGCCCCGTTTTCACTAGACCCAACATTAGAAAGATAGTTGCCTATTGTCAATAATGTTGATTGTTTTGTTGTATCGTATGATACCCAGTTGCTTGTTCCTCCAACAGCTCCCCAATAACAATTTGATGCTATTTCATAAGCCCCAGTTGTATTATTCTTATATGTTGTAGCAGCTGTTGAGTTTCCAGCATTAGAAGGAACAAAAGAAAGAGTTGTTCTACCAGTTCCAACTGATGTAAACGCTAACTGATTTGTTGTTGTAAAAGTCATACCAAATGTCGGAGTTATAGCAACTGCTCCAGTATTTAGTGTTGTAGTTCCGACAATAATCAAATTATTAGATATATTTTCTGATCCAGAAACGGTAAGTGTTCCAGTGGTTGGAATTATACTACCAGTCAAATGTAAATTACCACCAATAGTAAAATCACCCGGTATGCTACTACCACCACTAATAGTTCCTATTATACTTCCATTAACAGTCAAATTACCATTTATTTGAGCATTGCCATAATTTAGATATAATAACCTAATCCATTTGCCAACACCAGATGCTGTTGCAAATATATTTATACTATCTATTGGAGTGACCAATGCATTGTTAGCATTAGTTCCTTTATCTAAATAAAAATGTTCCTCATCACTTCCCACCCATACAATAGAACCTGCCGCCATACTTGTATCATCTAATTGCTGCAATGCAGTCGTTGATGGAACAATTGTTCTCTGATTCGATGAATCTGAACCAAATGTATTATTAGCAACTGTTGCTAAAATTATAGTCTGCACAACAGCTTCATTAGTTCCAAATATACTAACAGTTGAGTTATTACTTATACCAGCATATGTTGGGTTATCATTTACCACACCCGAGTTACCAATAACATTGGCTCTTGGCATTAAGTTTTTATTTGCAGGAGCAGATATACCGGTTACATCTGCATAAACACCATATTTTACATTATTACCATTACCAATTATATAGTTATTATTAAACTCTATATTGCTTGCTGTAATACTTACAATACAATTGTGTATTGCGGCAGACGAATCATTTGCTAAATATCCATATACACGGATTTTATTATTTATATACTCACATATATCTGCATTGTACCCTGTGCCACGAAACTCACAAGCTAATGCGAACCCATCAATAAAACAATCTTTAACTTTTAATATTGTACCAGTACTAATTGGATTAGCGATATCTAACTGTATCGGATATGATGAAATACCATTTGTAGCAACAGTCTGTGCAGTTGCAAAATTAACTCTTCCAACGAAAATAACACCATCGCACTCTAAATGCGATCCTGGCTCTTGTAAGATTAGTGGATTATTTATAGAATAATTCTGTGCTAATTTATAATTCAAATCGCCCAATATGGTTGGCTCAACGAAATTATCTGATATAACTAAATTCATAAACTTAGTTACTCGTTCAAACATAAAATATGGTAAATTACCATTTACTGCACCGTCATTATTTATTCTATTGATGTCAGGTAAAACCTTAAAAACAGGAGCAGCTGTTGATGTTAATTTTGGATACGGAGGACTTCCCGATGTTGGAGGAATAACTAATGAAGTAGCATTAACTATCTTGGTTCCATAGCCTTCACCAAATATAACTATACCTGGCGGAACATTAATTGTATTTGTTACATAATATGTGCCGGCTTTGATTACAACAATGCCACCACGCTTAATTCTCTGAAATTGAATTGGTAATGCTGTGTTATTATAAATTGCATTGAATATAGGATTTAATATCGTATCCAATGATGGAACTGTTGGATCGAAATTAATTGTTCCATTTGCATTATGCCAGCAATCATAACCATCACCAATAGTAATGAAACCTTCACCATTGGCAATTAGTTGAGTTATTGATGTAGATGTTGCTGCTAATGCGTCTGCAACCGTGACATATGGCAATCCATTTATTATAACTGACGGTATAACATCAATCTGATCTGCACTATGACGAAAACTCAATCCTTCAATATGTGATTGAAAATCATATCTGTTAGTTGCAAGTCCCCCAATCGGAGGCGTGTAAGTAGGCTTTGCCATATGGGAATGCTATTTTATTAGCAAATGTTTATAGCGTAATAATATGATTATGTAATCTTTCTGGTAAAACTATCCCGTCACGAATCACATGTGAATGACCAGCTGCAACACTTGTTATTTGATTTATTTGACTAATAGATGTAACCTTTTCACTTATAACAACTGTATGAAAATGTGATGGTATTCCAATTGATGACGCAACACTTGTTGGTATAGTACTTGGAAAATCACTTGTATCATAAGTTATTGGTACTTGATATATTGGATCTGTTTTTCTAACTCTTTGCATTGCAAATTTTTGAGCACCAGTACCATCTAAAAATAACTTGTTTCTTGTTACATTTAATACCTCATAACGAAATTCTTCGTTACCACAATCATCAAATCTAACAATAAAATCTCTATCTTTGATAGTTGGAACCGGTATAGTCCATGCGTTAGGTTGCATCGTAGACTCTAAACCACTATCCATTGCTATTAAGTCATCAACGCTTGGATCTAGCCTTATCATAATTTTACCATCACTACGAGCAGGATTGAAATATTGAATCCAACCAACAACGATACCTGTGCCCAGGCAGATATTACAGCGTGCCTCAGGATATTCATTATATGGTAAATAACACTTACATGTGATACCAGTCCAGCGTCTTTGTACCAAGCAGACCGGTTCTCCCGTTGTTGCTAATATAATAGAGGATTGTATTGCTATATTAGCATCCTGTATATTTAGTCCGCGCAACTGCAAGCCAACACCACCATAACCATCTGCACACCCAGTCTGCCCACCAATATAGCTTCCAATGCAAGCGCCGCTTAGCAACAATGCGGGGCTTGTTCTACGATACCCAGAAAATACCGATGATGGAGTACCAATGGTTGCAGGAGTATTTAGATTATCGCTACATGTTGCATCTATTGTTAGAATATCTTTTACCTTTTGATGATATCCATCTACAACTGTGAATGCAAAATGCTCAATATCAAATCTATTCCAGCATTCATATACAATGGTATTTTGATCTTCCTGCTCAACCGGCCAAAAAATTACATTAGGATCCCAGTATACATAACCATCATAACCATCAGTATTATGTATTGTTGCAATAGAATTATTAAATCCTCTTTGCATAGAAGCACTTGTTAGAACTAAATTGTTTCCACTTATACTTGAATAATTTATTAACTCAGATCCTATTTTTACTGTACCAGTTGATGGGAAGCCTGTCGTATCCACTAATGGTATCAATATGCTTGTTGCAAGTATATTATTCTGTAATAAACTATATGGTAATGCAACAAGTCCATTATATACTGGCTGTAGTGTTGATGGATTAAAAAATGATGGGTTATACTCGGCGGCTCGAACACCAAAATGATATAATGTTCCGGGAACTAAATCAACAATTTGAACGCTGGTTGAACCATCAAAAGATACGAATGTTGGTGATTGAAGAAAAAACTGATCTGGAAAATCTGGCGCAATACCATCACTCATGTAAATGTTGTATAGTATTTTATTAGATCTGTCCGTTGGATAGGCAGTTGCCCATTTTAATGTAATAGAATATCCATCGCCATTTGATTTGGCGACTACTAATCCATCTATATTGACATTAAGGTAATAAGGCAAAATATCTCCTATTCGTTAACTTTTTCCATTAACGTTTCTTTAAGTTCATTTCTATCTTTACCTTTTCTATTGTGATGATCTAATAAATGATCGACATAATTTTCTGCTTCATTTTCACCAAACTCATCATCTATATATTCTATCTGACGTTTGAAGCCCTTTTGTTCTGCCGGGTTGTGTAAATAATCACCATCATTGGCGCCGGGCGTAGGGTGCTTATTATAGCACTGATCTAGCCAATGCTGTATCTCATGCACAGCGTACCCGTAATCTTTTACGAAATCACCATCACATAATAATTTATAATTGAATGTTATAACACCATGATCAGTCCTAGCGCTCACTGGGATATCAGCAAATCGCATGGGAATAATATCTATTATTGACGGGTCAACATCTTTTTCTTTGCACATATCTTTTACTATGTCGTGCTCAATTAAAAACTTTTTCATTCTATCTATTAGCTTCAATAATGTTTTTGCTGGAACTTTTTTTATCTCTTCTATTGAATACATATTATTTCCTGTTCATATTTGGAAATGATTTATATATTAAATTATTATCATGCATAAACTTTCTTACCGTGGCTCTATCACAATTCAATATTTTTGAAACTTTATTAAAACTTTTTAATTCGTCGTATAATTTTTGCACTGTATTAGAATCAAGAAAATGCATTGAGGATTTTTCAATTAAATTATCTATTTGATCTATAATTATTTTTTTTCTTTCTAAATAAACAGTTGAATCGCCGTAAATATAATTATATATATTTTTAACATCAGCTAATGAATTAAATGCAAAACTTCTAAGTTTTTCATCTATTGAGTTGATCCAGCCGTATTCAATAAAACAATTTTTATTAATTATATTATATATTTGTTCCACAGCAGGACATGCACCAACCAAGCCAATATGTATGGAATATGGTTGTTCATTTCTTTTATTGAAAGAATATGACCCATCACCATCCATATAGCCTCTAATAAAATGACGAACTAATTCGTGTTCAACTAGCCATTGTGGCATAGTATATGAATATGTTTTTTGTGGCGTTATACCAAATCTGCCAAGATCGTCAAATGCTTTTTTAGATCTCATTATTAAATAGGATGCAAAATACTGTTCTTTAACACTCTTGTTTTTTAATAATAATGGAGATGGCTTTCTGGTAAAACTTTTTACGATGGCATTTGATTTTATGTGTTTTTTAAATAGTTCTATATGAGCTATATCTTTTGTGGCTAATTCCAGCTTTATATCATATGTGGTACTCTTACGCATTCGTAAATTACCATCGGCAGAAAGAAATCCAGCCCAATACATTGATTGTTCATTTATATTGCTAAAAAAATCTTCATCACATACATATCGTGTTGAAGGATATGGTATATTATGGATTTTACAATTCTTTTTTAATACAACAATAGAAGTTTTTAGTTTTCTAACCACGTCCCAAGTCATATCAATACTGTTAGCACAACTATTAATTGCTTCAACTAATTCATCTTTTGGTATAACTCTGGCTCTAACCATAAAAAATCCTATACTTATATGTGAAACTATTAGAATGCTGATATAGCATTATTAGGTATTTTATTGTGAATATAAAGAAGATACAGGAACTGTCTGAACTATTTTGTATAGCAAGTACATTGAATAACTTGCTAGACAATATGTCATTGGAGCAGGCATCATTCGTATTGAGAGTGCAAGAAGATGCTACCGAAGAAGAGGTTATAAAATCTTATAGGCGATTGGCAAAAATGTATCACCCAGATGTTGTTGGTGGTGATGATATGCGATTTCAATTATTGAATAAGGCTAAGAGCGTTATGATGGCAAAATTGAAAGAAGATGAGGTTGTTGTGGAGCCTGCATTGCCGGAGAAGCCTAAGGAGTATGGCAAGTTAAGATTAGTGAAAAATCCACATGAGACTCCAAAAGTACCTTGGGGAGACTGGTACCAAAAAGATTTAGAGAAGTAGTTAGTAATATTTAAAATATCTGACGAGCCCGTAAATGCCTAAGACGTTGAAATTGTGGATTTTGTGCCCCTGCACTTGCAATAGTTAGCGTACCTAAACCTCTTGGAGCCCCTCTCATACTATTCTTAATATACTTTAACTTATCATAAAATTGAGTTAGCATAGTATTCCATTGTGTATTTAACATTTCCGCAACTGATGGAGGGGTAAACGCAACACCATTGTCGGTTATAGAGTATTCTCTTCCTCGTTCGATCAATGCCTGACTTGCCAATGCCGATAGTACCGCGCCATCGGCTAATATAGCGTGGAACTCATTAATGATTTGAGTATCTTCCCAAGTAAAAAATGTAAAATATGGCGTTTGATTAAACTCACTCAATGAGTTCACAACGAATGTAACTAACATATCATTGGAAAATATATCACAATTTACATAAATGATATTACCATATTGATCAGTACTCTGCGAAAGACCATTATTATTCAATCTAGCTTTCACTGTTTTGACAACCTTATTAATATTACGAATTGCGAGTTGTGAAAAATTGAAGCCAGGATCGTCACCAAGAGCGATGTAGCCATCAGAATTAATAACCCTTGGAACATCAGTGTTTACTACCACAAACTCAAATGAATTAGCTAATTGGACACCATTATATATTCCCTGCCAAATATCATTCCATACCCCATATGGTCCATTAAATGGAACTAAAAAATTAAATTGATACTTACCAACATCTAACTGCATAACACCAGCAGTGGTTGCAGTTAAAGTTACTAAACCTGATGGCGCAACTATTGACACCGTAGGATAGCTATCTAAATTAACAGGAGCACCGGCTTGGTTAGTAAACTGAGCTACCAACTGAACAGTGCTATTAACATCAATTAACTGACTACGAGTTGTTAGTGTAGTTAAACCAGCCATAATATATCCTTACTATAATATCAGATTATTATAATAACTACTATTTTCCATGCATATATTTGACTACCATGAAAACTCCCGTCCAACCAACAAAAGAGTTTTGGATCACCAATATATCCAATAAGGCAATTAGCCTCGCTGATCTTGGAATACACATCTACCCCATGCGTTCTATTAATCTGTTAGACAAAAATCATTATAAACATATTACAGAAGAGCAGCTTACTAAATCAGCTTCTTCTGGTTCCTTGTTCGCTAAAAATAAATATGTTGTTGTCAGAAAATTCGCTCCCGGAACGCCAATGAAAACCTATATTCCATTGCAGGAAAACGCAACATTCCCAACACGACAGCGTTCAGTTATTGATTTTGAAAAACCAGTATATGATGAACTCAATGTATCAGATGAAGAATACGCAGAAGAAAATGCAGAAATAGCAGAGGAAAGTCATTTAGGTAAGTGGAATAACCAATAAGAGGAATACGATGAAATCTGCCGTTTTGTCCTATAATAATGAGTTGCAACAAGAAACTGCTATTGAAACCGCTAAGCCTAAAAGTAAGAAAAAACCTATTAAAGAAGATACTGTTGAAGCCATTATAAAAAACAATACAGAAGATATAATTGAAAAATGCCCGAAAAAAACTTCAAAGAAACTTCAAGAAACTTATGAAAAACTAAATGATAAGCTAGATAAAACCATTAAAAAACTAGAGAGCATATAATGCCAAATAGCACATTAACAACAGTTTTAACTACTATATTAACCATACTTATGACTTCTTTTTTCGGCGTACTTGGATTTTTCATCAAATCTATACTAGGTAGAGTTGATGTAATCAATACGGCTTTAAATAAACATATTATAGAAGATAAAGAAATTCAAACAGCGCTGAACGTTACACTAACTGCTCAAGCAAAATTAGCAGAAAAAATGGACGAAAAAATTGATCAAATCAATGAAAAAATTGATATTAAAATTGAAAAACTAAAAGAAAAATTAGATTAGACTATTTGATAACTGTTACGTTAATAGCTTTTGGTTGTCCTCTTCGATTGGTTCCAACCTGATAGGATACTAATTGACCTTTTGCTAATGTCTTATAACCTTCCATTGATATGTCGCTATAATGCACGAACATGTCAGTTTCGTTTTCATCTTGTTTAATGAAGCCCATTCCTTTATTAAACCAT